TCAGTGGGGCTCTTCATCTTTTGCCACCATTTCGCGAGGCGCTATTGTAACCCAGAGGGAAGCGTATATTGCCCTTCCAAAATGCTCTTCCCCCTTCGTCTTGAATTTGCACACTAGCGCCGTGGAATCCACCATGGAACCCATGCCAGAGACGCCCAATTCCACCAGCAACGGCATTGGGCTTCCCATAATCGAATGGCAGGCGGATGGACCACATTCCTTTCCTCCAAGCTGACGATCTTTGCACTCATGGTTTCACCTAGCAACTACTTCTTGGCCAGCGCCGCTCCCAACTGCTGAATCGATGCCGACAGCGCATCCCGGTTGTCGCCACTACCCTTTGACGATCCGAAGAAGAATCCGACGACCTGCTGAGCATTGGCCGCCAGGTAGCCGATGATCGTCCCGAGGAAGCCAAAGATGGCTGCAACGATGCCGACATCCTTAATCGTGATCCCGCCGGAGAGCAGCAGATAGGAGCCCCACATCGCCAACCCGACAGATGCGGCGAAGGCGATCAAGATCACGATACCCAGCATGAACACGGCCCGGTTCATCGCGAACTTGTTGCGCGCGTCCTGGCCATCCTGCAGGTAGGCTTTGGCTTCATCGAGACCGAGTTTGGCCATTTCCTCGACATGCTGGAAACCAAGCGACTGCATGCGCAGCTTGAACTCATTGTCCTTGTCCTTCAGCGCTGCAATTTGCTCCGGCGTGGCTCCGGCAACTGCATTCGCGATCGACTCGGCCTCGGGCGATACTTCGGCCCCCAGCACCTCGCCAACCTCTTTCGCAGCCATTCCAATCAGCAACGGAACATTGCCGGTCGCAGCGGCACCAATCCACGGGAGAGCCTTCTTCAACAATTCGAGCATCACATCACCACCCTTTCTTTAATCCAACCATAGACGTACTTTTCGTTGGCCTGGCGCGTCCGGCTCAGTTCGACGTAGCGAGCTCCCTGTAGGCAATTGAGGGCTCTCACCATGACGTTTTCACCTTCCGCGCCGCGCCATGCGAGATAGGAGCGCAATACAGCTAGCGTTTTCGGCCCGATCGATGAGTCTTCAACCAGGTCTGGGTACCGTGTCCCTTCCTGATTGAAGGCATTGAGCACCATCTGCAAAAATTCAACGGCCTTGGGTTGCCCCATATTGACGCCCGTATCGAAGAGCTCGGCCGCGATGGCAGAAGACAGTTGAGCGACCTGGTCGAACTTCGGGCCGGTCCAGTAGCGCTTTCGGTAGATGTTCTTGGCAACGGAGAGCGGCATGTCTCTCATCGGTTCTGTGTAACCGCTATCCCGGGCAACGCCTGCGGTGATTCCATAGATGGTTTCACCGCCCAGGTCATCCGGATCGTTCGAATACCCACCTTCGCGCCTGATTAGCGCATCGAGTTCCCGCTCGATATCGAAAGTCATTTCGTGCTTCCTCCGTTGCGATCTTCGAACTGCTTCCAGGCCTTGAGTGTTTCGATGTCCTTCTCGTGAGTCGCAACGATGGCTTGGACATTGCGCATGGCATCCATATGTTGCGAGTAGAAATACATGAGAGTCCCTTGGGCGGCCATCAAGATCACGGCAAAAATAGACCACAGCCAACCGGCTAGGCGCCACATGCCGCGGCCCTGATTGATAAAAGCCTCTTCGCGATCAATATGCGTGTCGTATTCGGTCCGGTGATTTGAAAACTTTTCTGTGACCTCTCGCACCGCTCCTACGTTGTCGATCAAGATGTTCGAGATTTGATACAGAATCAGGAGCCTTGCCCGCTCGCGTGGATCAGCCTCATCCTTGATGAGTTCTTCGATTTGTTTTTGCATTTCAGAGTCGGCGCGTCGCATGATAATTTGGTCGTCGAGATTGTTTATTTGACGGTCAGGTAATCCGTGCAACGCAAAACGCCACGTACTCAGAATTGACCGTCTTTACCTCTTCGAATGTGCATTGAGGAATGAACGAGTATGCAAGGCGCACATATTCGACCTCGATCTCACTGGCCTTGGCTGCTGATGCTGCGTTTTCAGCTATCACGTAGTCAGCAAACTGGTCAGCCGTGATTCCCATACCAGAAGCCATTTTTGCCAGGTATGCTTCCGCCGTAGAGTTGTCGCGCATGATCGTCGTACCGCCAGCGCCGGCCTTTGTTGCGTGCGCTGCCTTGATATTCTCGTCGTAGGCTGCGCTGATACCGGCCGACTTCGAAAACGAATCCAGAGCAACCTGGCGTTGCAACTTGATTTGTTCCAGAGCGGTTTTACGCAACCCATCGATGTCCTTGGGCGTATTCTCGTCGCCGTTCCAGTAATAGCGATCATCCGCAGTGGCTGGAGCGTATTCGACAGTGATGCCAAGTTCGGCCAGCAGATCGGAATTCGTCAGATTGTCGGCTGGATGGGTAATTGCTGCTTCTCCATCACCGATAGTAAAGCTGCCATCCGGATTGAATTTGAGCGGCTGACCATTGTGCTTGTACATGATTTTCCTTATCTTGCGTTGGCATAGCGGAACGGGAATGCGGCAATCGAGAGATAGACATACATCCCACCCAAATTGACCCGCGATGAGCTTGAGCGCAACTTGAAACCATTACCGAGAGCATCTATTTGCTCACTTGCTGCAACGCTTTCTGGCGCATTGGAATTGAAGAACAACCCTGAGTTCTGGACGTTTGCCTTTTCTCTAGCCGAGTCCCAATTTATCCAGTCATTCGTATAGCCAGAAATGACCTTTACGGCGTTGAAAGCGGGCGATTCCAAACAGTAATTCGACGGTCCGTCAGTCGAACTATTTCCGGCATACTTTCCTAGCTTGGTGAATCCTTCGATTTCCTCAATCGCGATCCAACGATAGGTCCCCGTCGGGATCGAGGCAGCAACTGTGAATCCTGATGCGGTAACGCTACCGATAGTTGGGTCTGTGGTTTCTGGGCTGGTGGAATTGAGATACAGCAGCTTTCCCGCGGTCAGTTCCGGGTGGTAGAAAAACCAGTTGCTTCCGGCTTCACTCACCAGAATGATCGCCTTTCTGATACTTCCAAGGCCATCGGAAACCGTGTCTGCCACACCGGTAGTATGAATTAGGCGTCCCGTTGCAACGCCGTTCAGAGCGGAAACCTTCAGCGAGTACCCGACATATGCCGTACCACCAAACGCGGGCACTGCAGCCTTGGCTGCCACAGCGCTACTATCCAAGTAATATCCGGGATCATCAGAGAAAATCCACCGCCATCCCTCGGCAGCATCGCGACGCTTGATGATGTCGATATATCCAGACCACCCTGCTCTAGCTGCCGCCAGTTTTGCGGCAATATTGGCCCCAGAATCGGCTACTGATACGAATGCTGAAGAGGACTTAGCGATTTTCGGTAGAGCGAGGTTCTTCGTGCAGAGCGTCTTGTAGCCTGACGGCAGATACGAGAGCGGACGTTGGCCGAAGTTGGCGTAGCAGGATGTGGCGCCCGGAGCATAGTAGTCACCACAGGCAAAGGCGTAACGCTTGAGCGACGACAGTGCCTGGGTGGCAACAAGCGTGCCGTTCTTGTACCACTGGACCTGGGGAATGGTCATGTCGACGGCGACGCCGATGATGTCGTTGGCAGCCATGGCTGGAAGGCTACCAATGACCGCCGAGGCATTGCCGGTATAGATCACGTTGCCGTACCAGCCGTAGCCGCCGCCGATGTTCTGGCTGGCGCCTGGTCCATTGTCGAGGTCGGCAACGCCGATGAAGCTGACGGTGTCCTGCGGGATGAATTCGGCGTACCACTTGCCGTAGGCCGGCAGCGGAATCGTGCATGGGGTGAAGTGGTAGGTAGCGCTCGAGGAAAACTTCAGGCCGCCGTCGGTGATGTTGCCTGGAGAGAAGCCGTTGGCGGCGAAGTTCGCATCAATTACAGGGAAGCAATTCGTCGGCGTGTCCGTCATGCTGTCATAGGTAACGCCTGGCGTCAGCGAAATATTCGTCGCTACCCAGTTGTTCCCCTTTACCGAAGAGTCTGCGCAAAGCGTGCTCAAGCTACTCGTGTTGTCAAACGGGAGGAAACAACTATTTACCCCCCCCGCATCGACTACCGATTTTAGTTGCACCTTCGGCTTCGGTCGCCATTGTCCTGTTCTTGGGTGAAACAGGCCAAACATAGCCGAGAAATCAGTTGATGACCAATTTGCGTTCGTCACTCCCGTCGGATAACCATCAATAAACGCGTAATGAGCTATATTTCCATCAAAATGAAGACTTCCCGGAGCATATCGACCGATGACATGTGGTCTCAATGTGTTGAAACCAGTCATCACATAATTGAGAGGAATAGTGTTTGCCTGTAGGGTCTGAAGCTGCCCATTGATGTAGATGCGAACGCGATTCGCAGCAATTGCTTGTGATGTATCAACGGCTATAACCACATCCATGAATTCGCTGATATCCCGGAACATGGCTGTTTGTGCGACATACCCTGTATATCCATCGTTTAACGCGAAAACCAATGCGTCACCGATAAATCCTATGCAATCGTCGGCAACACCACTCTGCTGTACCGATAGAATTTGGCTTGTTACGCCAAAAACGGTGCGCCTTATCCAGGCAGCGAAGACAATCGTTTTCCCATTTCCTGCAACACTCGGTGTGCGGCTTAGGAATGGTGTTGCGCCAGACCGGAAGCGCAATGAGCGATCAATCTTTCCGTATTCATCAAGTGGATCACCGGCCAGCGCCAGCAACAACGGATTGACGTTCCCAGGAACAAGCATCAGGAACCTCCGATGCGGGCGCAGATGATGCGCGTTGCGCTTTCGACGAAATAGATCAGAAGGTCACGGGCGCCAGCCAGCGGCGTCAGCGCATCAAGAGCAACGCCATTTGCCGGGAACCAATACGATCCGTAGGCAATGGTGCGCGGCGTTACATCATTGGTCATGCGGATTGCTCCCGCTTGGCCTACCGGCATAGAGCTCGGATTGGCCATCACGATATTTCCAGTCAGCGTCCCGCCCCAGTTGTTGGCTTGAGACAGATCGAGCGTGATGGTTCCTGCAGTGGCAGGAAGCGGAGTTTCTGCGCCGCGCTGACCTTTGGTGAATACTTGTGGCAGGCCAAGGGAGGCAACGGTAATGCCCAAATCTGTCGATAGCAGGGCGCCATCCAGATTGGTCTGAATGATTTGCCATGCCGAGCCGACAGTGGCTTGGTTTCCCGATGCGGTACCGTCGACGATGCAGGTAATGATGTCACCGACCTCAACGTTCTTGCCGGCGCCGCCACCAATCTTGCCGGCAACGCTCGCGCGGAACGTGTGCCCACAGTCTGCCGCCGGATAGTTTGGATTACCCGAACAGTCAATGGCGCCCTTATAGACCATCGCATCATTCGCCGCCATCATGGTATTGATGTACGCCTTTACCGCCTTCTGCGTAGCCACGCGCAGATCACTATTGGCGGCCAGCGTGCTATCGGTATCGGCGACAAGGGATGCAGCAGTTCCGAGCCCAACGTATAGTCCCAACAGATAGGCAAAGTTCTCGTCGATTTCGGTATAGCGGGTATTCCACAATGACGGTATTGCCGCCGGCTTCGGGGAGACTGGTATTTGCGTGATATTCACGTGAGGAAGCGACATCGCTTAGCTCCTATTGGTCCATTCAGTAATATTGGTGAGTACCTTATCGCCGAGGCTCCCTGCGGTATCGCCCAGATACCAGCGGTCGATATCGTCCGGCTCACTCAGCACGCGATCACGCCAGAATCGGAAAGACAGCACAAAGCGAAGGCCGATGACGCTGCTCAGCAGCCCGGCTATCTTGTCGATGCTCTCCGGCGATACGCTTTCGCCAAGGGTCACCTCGACGCGACTGGTGAGGTACAGCAAGTGCATGCTGATCTCGTCAGGGCTCATCGATTCGTCGGCGTGGTAGTAGTTCGTATCCAGGTTCCAGCTTCCATCAAGGAAGCAATCCTCTTCTCCCAATCGCCACACGTGCATTGAGTAGCCAGGAGTCAGACGGTGCAACCATTGCGGATAGTCTTTTCCGGGTTCATTCTCATGAACCATCTGCACGACATCACAATCGTTCGGGAACAGTAGCTGGAGATAGGTACGCAGGAAGTGAAGCCCCCTGCCCTGTGCGTTCCCGGATTTCCATGCACGGTACAGGTAGCGCATGGCGGCCTCTTCGCGATCACCCTGCAGCAGTACGAGACCATCGGAATTGACAGCTTGGCGAACCAGGTCGATAGAACCCAGGTGCGATGCGCCAAGGACATTGGCGTCGAATGTATCGCTCGCCAGATAGGTGATGAAGAGGTCGATGAAAAGCCGCTTCAGATCGGCTTCGATATCGTCGGCGGCAAAGCTTGCCTCGAGCGGCGCCATGTTCGGCAGTTTGGCATTGGCGAAATCGAGTCCCATCACCCGCCCCAGGCCTGTGCGACGACATTGACCGTAGTCACCGTCACGGTCAGGCTATCCGATGCCACATAGCGCCATAGTTCCGGTCGACTGGCCATGGATGGCTCTTCAGCAATCGAGAGAATCCAGTCGGACTTGTTGTCTCCTAGCGCCGGAACACGGCTTTTCAGGAGCGCATACACTTTCTGGTAGAGCGGTTTATTCCGGCCGCGCCGAGATGCTGCTGCAACCTCGCCGAATGTCTCGAGAATGACATCGATGATCTTCTGGCGAACATCCGATGCGAGATAGGACGTGGCCACCTTTGCGCTGATCGTCATCGCAATCTTTGAGCGTACCGGCGTATAGAAGCGAACGTGGTAGCTATCGTCGGCCGCCAGAATCGTGTTTCTAATCGCAATTTGCGTGGCAGTCAGGCTACCGTCGTCAATTTCCTGCGGCGGCACCGGTGTCAGCGGGTTTGGCTCGGTCAGGACGCTCTCATCGCTTACAGCGGACAGGCATGCAACGAACAGTGCATTGATGTTGGAGACAGATGGCCCCCGTACGGCTTCCTCAACCGATTCTCCCCAGACAGAAAGGAATTTCAAGCTGGGGAAAGATTGACGAACAAGGTAGTCGAATTCACCGTTGAAGACGGCGCTCTTGTCATAGACCGACGGATAGCGCGACAGCATGCGCAACGTAGCCATATCGATTGGGTTTTGGCCGGCAAGCAATAGTTCATCCATTGCAAACTCGACCATGGCGTCCTGAGGACTTTGGATGTATTCGAACGACAGAGGGCTTCCGGCCGCCGGCGATACAGCCCCCGCCGTACGAGTAATGGTCAGCGTGATTTCATGACCATCGCGAGGCTGTGTGCCGACGACACCATCGAACCCAAAGCGGACATACACGCGCCGCCGATCATCTGCTTCGACATGAAAGATTCGCTCTTCCGGCCATGAATTCACATAGCGATTGCGGAATTCATAGTCGCCATCATCATCGGATACCGCGATTCCAGCCAGGAACGAACCATCGTCCGATTCTGGTATCTCTATCGCGTAGAACGGGACGCTTCCGGATACGATGTGCGTGATGACTTCGACAGTCTGCTGAACGGCTTCAACTATCGCAGTACCCCCGTCAGCAGCTACAGCAGCTGCAGTTTCAATCCGCCATGAACGGCCGTTGGAATCGAGTAGCATTCTCCCGATTTCGACGGTAAATGGATCATCGTTTTTGTTGGTCACTCGCATGCTGATGCGCGCACGGGTTCCCTTCGGGACGATTCCGCGCATTGCAGCGTCGGCCAGTACCGTCGAGTCGCGTACCTTCTCAAACACCTCAGCGCGCGATGATTCAATTTGAGCCGAGAACATCGATAGCATGGTCGCTTGCGCACCGATCTGCTGGAGAATTCGCGGGTCTCCGGCACGATACAGCGGAGCGATGGTCGGATAGTCATCGATATTGGCTGCAACTGCGGCGATGAGATCGGCTTTTGTCAGCATGGCTACCCTACCTGAAAGGCCTGCCCAGCGACTTCGAGGACGATATTCAGCTTATCCACGCCAGATGCCATGCCGTAGAGGTTGGTTGCTGCGGGAGGAAGAGCGTCAATTACTTCGACATCGTCGCGCAACTTTCCGATGAACTGGTCAGCCAGGTCGGCAGATAGCGGGTTTTGAAGCATCGCCTTGGCGTCCTGGCCGTACGATGATCCCAAATATCCCTCCACCGGCGTCTTGAGCCAGTGGCCGATCATGTCCTGTACATCGTGTCCGGTGATTTCTGCCATGCCGCCATTTTCACGGGCGGCCCATTGCCACCCAGGCGGTGTTTTCCGTTCTACCGAGAGGCTACATTCCATCCTTTCCAATCGTCGCGATCGAGAGCGGCGATGGAACACAGCATCATCGGCACGAGCATCGATACGTGCTTTCCTTGAGAATCAACCGGAGACGAAATTGGTTGGCCGATGCTCTCGATGACCAGCGGCGCATAGGTTTTCCCTTTGTAGCGCATTGCGATCATCGTCGGCGCTTTCGATGGCAACAGGACATCCAGTGACGATAGATTCCCTCTTCCTGCTTCGATACCACGCGAGATAATTGTTCCGTCAGGCGATAGAACTTCCGGCAACGACCAATTCACAAGCTGATCAATGGGCGCCTCCACCTCCTTAGCTGGATTGATCCAGGCGCGAAACAAGGCGACTATCGGAATTTTAGCGGGCGCCATTCCGGTAAATACCTGCGTCGAATTCAGCTTCGTGATACCCGTTCTTCCCTCGAATTGATTCATGAATTCGCTGGATTTTTTTGACAACTCGGAAGCATTTGCCTGACCATTTTTCCCATTCTTTTGGCCGTCTCCGAAAACAGCATCGAGCAATGGCTGAAATGCTCCAGACTGGAGCATGGCCAACAGCGCCGGAGCTTTCGACTCCGCTCCAGAGTTTTCAAACGGGCTGTTCCAGGAAAGCGCCATTTCAAAGTTGGCTTCAGTCAGCGGAGCCCACACCTCGATATTGCCGATCGACTTTCCCTTCCGATCTACCTCGTAGAATTTGGCGATCAGGTGGTCGTTGAGATCATCCCAATTTGACTTCAGGATTGTCTTTACGGCGCTCGGCGGTGTTGCTGGCATGGCAATTCCTCAAAAAAACGGGCACCGAAGTGCCCGAAAACCCGATCAACACAGGTGGAGACAACCGTTACTTGCCAAGGCCGAAGCGGCGGCGAATCTTGTTCGACTTCATGCGGCGGATCATGGCGCCTGCCGAATGAGACTTCATGCCAGCTTTGCGGATGGCGACCTTTTGTTTCGCAGAAAGACGAACCGTTCCGGAAATGCGCTTCTTGATGCGAACCTTCTTGCCCTTGCGGATCGCCATCACGTTCTTGTAAGCAGCATCGAACACCGCGCCTTGCTCATCATCGCCGAACACGAAGGCATCGATTTCCTCGGCAGCGGCCTCGTCGCCTTCCGGCAAGGCCGTGCAAACCAGATCCTTGACGCGATCGGCTGCAGCCGGTTCCCAGTCGTTCAGCAGGGCGCCGGCATCCTCGTCGGAGACGCCCTTGGCGACCAGATATTCCCAGGCGGCGTTCAAGGCCACTTCCAGCACGCTTTGCTCGTCTTCGGTGATTTCGCCGTCGTGGTTCTCGTCGGCTACACCGACCAGCATGGCCATCAGTCGATCAGCCGAGGTTTCACCCTCGTCCAGGTCGTCTGTTTCGCACCATTGCTGGACTGCGGCAACGGCCTTCATTGCGATATGGTATTCGGCGTAGGCATCGGCACCGGTGACGACGATTTCCGGGTCGGCATTGTCCAGCGCCGGATTGCGCTTGGTCGCTACGGCAGCAAATGCCTGGCGCATCAGTTGTTGGGTAGATTGCATGATCTTGAGTTCCTTTACACGGTGAGGGTCTGGGTAACAGTGATCTGGCGGGCGCAACCGTCGTACCTGAGGGAGTACGAGTAATCGACCTTGTCATACGGTCGGTTTGCATTGGGCCGCACGTCGTACTTGTAGGCGGCGCCGTTCATCTCCGGAGCGCTCGACGGGACCAACCAATCGGCCGCCTGGCAATCCGCGAAAAAGACCCGCATGAAGTCCGCCATCCGACTCACGGCGACCTTGACCGGCAGTTGCTTAAGCGTCGCCGCAAAGCGTGTGATCACGTCATCCACGCTGGACGACATATCGGCCACGGAAATCAACTTCTTCAGGCTGTTCTCGACCTGCGCACAGGTGAGCGAGTCCTTGAATACGTAGCGACCACCACCGGTGAATACTTCGTACAGCACCGGATTGATTTTGGCCTTGGCCAAGTCGTTCATTTCCGGATTGCTCGGCGAATACACCTGAGTGATACCGTTCCGCTGAATCGGCCATTCGCGGCCGGCAATCGGGTAGTTCTTGGCGGCGAACCCCTTGCCGTTGACCGCTGCGTTGCGACCGCAGGCATACGCAATGTTGAGCGTGGCAGTTCCGAAGTATCCCTTGCCGTTCAAGCCAGTCGGGTCGTTGCTCTTCAACGGAGTCCAAAAGGCGTGAATCAGGTGTGCCGTCAGGCTGGCGCCCATATTCAACTGTTCGACGAATGCGATAGCGGCCTCGGGAGTGAGGTTGCCAGGCACGTCGAAGCGCAATTGGCGGTTCGTATCGAACGACAACTGAGCAAGCTGCGCCAACAGCGCCGGCGACTGGCTGCCACCGGCCGAGATGTAGGCGTAGTTGTGGATGGTGCTCTGCAACTTGGCGCGAGCAGCCATCAGGTTGGTCGTCGTGTAGGTCGTCCCGCCTTCGATGAAGCACACGAGCGTTCCGCTCTTGGCCCACTTCTCGCGGCCATTCGCATCGTAGCCGTAGGCGCTGTGCGTGGTCGCGATGCTGATAACCGAAGGATCGATGGAAACTTCGATCGCATCGGTCTGGCTGGCTACGATATCCGGCAGATAGGCCGAATTGCCGTAGTCATCCAGTGCTGCCGGGTTCAGGGAACCAAAGAACTCATGGCGCAGATCGCCAGCGCTGTCGCGGATACGCAGTGCGATTCTGTCGTTCGCCTGGGCCACGCCGCCAACTTTCTTGGTGTCAGCATGAAACTCCATCTGGATACCGTCGTTGTAGCACTCCAGATCCTTGACTGCGAGCAGGTACGGCGTGCCGGGAAGCACGGCGTTCGCGGTCCAATCGACATTGTCCGCAGTGCCGGAATTCGGTGTGGCAATCGCGTACTTGATCACTGCGGAATCGGAAGCAAGGCGCTGGACTACCGCTTCGTAAGCTCCCTTGTTGAGAGCTTCAACCACTTGAACGTAGGCCTCGTTCAAGGCCGACACACGCATGGATTCGCCCTTGCCGATTTTCTTGATCACGTTGCCGCGATTGATCTTGAAAGGCTTGTCGATGCGACCACGAGTAGCACGCATCATGATGCCGAATACCTGATCCGAGTTGTCGCTGATGGTCGGCAATTCGGATTCGTCGCGCAGCGGGTTAAGCTGCACACCTGACTCGGCCCCGAGTTGTCGGTCGAAAGCGGTAGTCATGATCGCTCCTTAGCTTTCGTTCTGCTGGTTGGAATCAGCAGCCGTGGTTTCACCCGCCGACTTCGACTCTTCCGCCTGCTTCGACTCTTCGCCCTGGCCAGTCGCATCCGTGGAGACCTTGTCGGAAGCCTTCGCTTTGCCCTTCGGCTTCTCGATTTCTTCCACCGTCATCGCCTCCTCGTAGCGATTGAGTTCGGCGATCTGCTCCACATCGGTCGTGAAGGTTTGCAGTTGTTCGAAACTGTCGATCACCACCGTCGCGCAGGATTTTTCTTCGTCGCAGACGTGTCCGAGGAACAAGCCAGCAACCGGGAATACCACCTGGCGCGGCATGTGATTGATCACCTTTACGGTGAGCGGAAACTTGGCACTCTTGAATGCCTCGCCGACAACATCGTTGGCGTCCTTCCCGGTCAGGGAAGGAGCGCCGATGATTACTTTACGCATATCGATTCTCCTTTACCCAGCCCGATTAGGAAGGCATGTTGATGATGTTGATCAGAGCGGCGCCCTTGGCAGACGGACCGTGCGGATTCAACTCGGTGAAGCTGCGGGCGTAGTAGCCGGCGCCTTCGTTAAGGTCGCCACCCATGGCCAACGGCTTGATGACAGCCGGTGCCGCGTCGCCAAGCACGACCGGGTTGCGGGTGACATCCGTTGCCTTGCCAATCGACAGCACCTTGGTTGCCGTTGCGGTGTCGTACTGGTCCATGTTCGGCGAGTAATAAACGTCGTAGAGACCGAACAGGCGGCCAGCGCGGAAGATGCCGGGGCGATCGGAGATACCGGACGACTGGAAGATTTCCGCCGGCAAGAGGCGACAAAACGCCACGAACTTCTTGCTGCCGTAGAGATGTGTGATGCCGTGGTTCATGGTTGCAATCGCCATCACTTGCGATGCGATGCCGATAGTCGCCGCAAATTCCTGGAAGACCTGGGCGCGAGTCTTCTGAGCGCCCTGATTGGCCCAATCGAAGTTGAAATCGATCTGGTTCTGCTTTGCGATCCGCATCATCAGACTGAGGGAGTCGAAATGACGTTCGTTCGCGACCTGAGCATTGATGGCGATGATGCTCTCGCTGTACGGATCGAGGCCAAGTTCGGCCGACATCTGGGTACGCGAATCCGGCGTAACGCGCGTCAGAACGCGCCACGGAGAAGCGAACAGCGAGTACATATCGACGTTGGTGATGATGCTCGGCGTGATGGAGGGATCACGCTCATAGTCGATGAAGCTGCGGACGTGGAATTCGTTTGCCACCGGGAGCTTCGGCGTGGTGGTCATCGCAATGTCGCCGGTATCCGTGTTGATCGTGCCGCCGATCTGATACTCGGTACCGGATACGTTGATGCTGCCAGACACGGCAGAGGTGCCAGATCCGACCTTGCTGATTTCGACCGCAGCCAGTTGGCCGTTGACATAGACCTGAGTGCGACCACGCATCAACTTGACGGCGCCGCCGTTCGAATCACAGGTTTCGTCGTTGGTCTGGACCTTCGTCAGCTTGCCGGTAACGGTGCCATCGACTGCGGACACGGTACATTTGTGCGTGCGCACGGACGACACGTAGCGCTTGCCAGAGTACGACGCATCCATCACGCCGTTCTGGGCATATTCGCCGAAGGTATCGCCGGCGACATGGACCATGATGGCCAGCTTGGCTTCGTTGCTGGAGATGTCCGCCGGCAGGTAATGTGCGAACGGGATGGCTTCGCTGAAGGCCGACATGATGGCAACAACCGCACGATTCGGTTGCAGCGACAGGTTGTCGGCGTGCATCGAGGTGGAGTCGAGGGTGCCGGCTTCCTTGCGACCATCCGTGGTCAGGCCGTAGGCAAGGTGAAACCCGTATTCGGCAACGTCGGCCGGCATCGGGCAACCATGGCGTGCTTCGTATTCGTTGGCACCGTCCAGGATGGCGCGGTGGATGAACTGGCGGTTGTCTTCGCCAGCTTCGTCGAGAACCGCCAGCAGGGCGTCCGGAACTTTGACCCCGGCGATGCTCTGGTTCAGGGCAATGGCCATGAAGTCGTCAGCGGCGGCCGAATCGAACGTGCCAGACTTGACGGAACTTTCACGAAGGCCTTTGACGAATGCGCCGGCCTCGTTGGTGCTGCGCTTGTTGCTTTCCATAAGATTTTCCTCTTCCATTGGTTGGCCGGCTGTCGGCTAAGTAAAGCTGCCGGGCCATTGTTCACCTTGGTTTTGGAGGGAAAATCCGCCGTTTTCCGTGTTTTAAGCGCTTGAGTATCCGCCTGTCACGACATGGGCGATTCGGCGGTTGGAAAGGTCCTGGCCAGGCTCATTGGCCGGCGGCGTGACGGTGATGTTTCGTCCTGCGTCATCCGATGAAAGTGGGACATGAATCTGAGGGGCATCGGGAATCTGCGGGGGAGCCGGCATGGCTGGCATCGTGGGCAGCGGACTGGTGGCAATCTGCGGATTTTTTGACACTGCCGAATATGTCTTGATGTAGCCGGAGGCATCCTTCGCCATTTGTTCGTAATATTTGAGCGGAGTGGTCCCGTTGGCATCTGCCTTTCCAGTTCCGCCTTTGGATACCTCCAGGGCGCCACCAATGCCAGCAATGTGGCGAGCCTTCAACAGGCCGGCAATCTTCCCCTGCGAGTCACCAGGCTGGATCGCGCCTTTTCTCACCAATTCGGCATATGCCTTATCGGAATTGACCTTGAAGGCGCCGTCCTGAATATCAGCCGACGCCAAGTACTTTTCCTTGCTCATGCCGGATACCCAGTTATCCGGATTGTCCAGAAACTTACCCATGCCTCCGGATTTAGCCCACTCCCACTCAGACTTGAATCCACCAGACTTGATCGCGGCCTTCACTGCGGCACTACCGCCTTTGATCAGACCGGCATCGGCCAGCCACCCGGCGCCAGCTTGATAGCGGCCCATGTATCCCTGCTTGTTGAAGATGCCAAGTTCCCCGCCGCTACTTTCTGTTTCTGTTGTCGAGGCAACCAAAGCACGGGTATGCGCATCATCAAGGCCATCGATATTCCCTTGCGAGTATTCGGCCCCAGTGCGCAATGCCCGATCCTTTACCTTGTTCCCCTTCAATCCAGAAAAAAATCTGGCTATTCGACCTTTCTTCGCCTCGGCGTCCTGGCGCTCAAGTTCTTGATAGGTTCGATTCAGCCGGTAGTTGTATTCAGGCGACGCGGAATCGACGTTGGCGGCTGCCATCGCCGCACGCGCCCGGTCCATCCGCTCATACTCGTCGGTACCGTTCTGCTCGCGGCGATTCCTCTCTCGAATGGATTCAATTTCGGCATCCTTGTCGATACCGATCTTCTTCAATGCTTGCTTTGCCGGATCAGCAAGACCCTTCTGAATCCCCTCGGCAATATCCTTGTCAGCCGATGAGTTTCCGGTGAAGAACTTAACCAGGATTGCAATCCCTGCTGCAGCCGCAGTGAGTGCCGTTGCCATGGGAATCAGAAGCGGGCCAAGGCGTGTCACTGCAGCAATCAAGGCGGATGTCCACGACACGCCTCCGTCCTCGCCTGCGGCAGGCTTATCTTCAATCGCCTTCAGGCTTTTGACCGTTGCCTTTTCGTAGGTCGTCTGATCAGTACGGATGCCCTTGAGTTCATCCCACAACCGACCGAACCACGTGCTCTGCCTATTTTCTTCAGCATCGCCAAACATCGTCTTGTAGCCGCGCTTCAATGGCTCTGCGACTTCGTTGAATGCTTTGAATGTCGGGTCAGCTTCTTCTGAGTTTGAAATTCCTTCGGTTACTGCCGAAGCGACCCGCTGCGCAAAGCCGTCAGATGACATCAACAGCGAACTTCCGCCATCGACTCCGCCTGAGGATCGCGCGGATTGCGAACCGACTTCACCTGATCGCCCTATGAAGCGACCTCTTCCATCACGGATCCTTGTCGCAACCAGATTATTTGGCGCGACAGTTCGGCTATCCGGCTTGGCCGCCTTGACCATTGCCGACATCTGCCTATTTACCGCAGCCGATATCTCTGCCTGAACAGCTGGAGTGGAACTGCGAACCGGCGCAACCGGCGTTGCTGGAGCTCTGCTCGTCCTGGTCGGAACCTGCGGCGAACTTCCCGATGACCCAGCAAGCGCCTGACGCATGGCGCGCACATCTGACTGGATCGAACCAAGCAATGAAACCGCACGCTGAAGATCAATCGGGTCGCCAATCAGAAAGCCATCTGAATCGTGTTGGAGAGTCATGGCGTCACGAATGTGTCGAGTTGCGAGAAGGTCATCTGGATTTCTTCGAGGTTGTCATCGCGGCGCGATAGATCAACCTCGAGATTGGCTGGCCTGAACAGGCCGATATCCTCATACCCTCCGGTCCTTTCATTGCTGATAGTCGAATGGACAACCCGTATCGTGATCGCGTAATGCCCGGGCGGACTTACCGTTCCGTCAGCCGCTGCCGCCGTTGCGCTGTGCGCTGAAAACCACCGTCGAATGGTTCCGGTTTCGTCATCCTTTGTCGAAATGCGCATCTCGATGGGCTCAGATGAATCAACAATGTCGACCGACGCTGCCCCTACACGCACCTTTTCCCCTGAAATGGTGATTGGTGCATATGAGACATCCGTCGCAAAGAGATTGAAGTGATCGAATTTCCAGCCTCTTCCGAACAAATTGCTCGATACCTCAAGTAGGAATAGATTCTTCCTTGCGAATCGTGTCGCCCTGATCTTGTCGTGCAACCGCTTGGCTTCAAGCGGAGAGATGCCACCGAACAGAGGTGTCGGCCGTCCCCAGTATTTGACCTGTGACGCGACGCCGTCCATTCCTGGGAAGATGTCCCGCAACAGACCCGAGTCCAGTAACTGAAGGCCTGCACCTTGAATGTCGCCGTTCATGAGGCTGCCGGCGATATTTATCCCAGTCGTGACGTTGCGTAGCCTTCCTGGAGGCACGGCCCGGTTGAAGGCATTCATGGCCGCGTTCTTGGCCATGCCTACGCCGATAGTGGATACCGCCTGAGCAAGCTTACCGCCGCCCAACTCTTTGGCCACTGCGGACCCGATACCACCCAGCGCATTGTCCAGCATGCCCGATGCCGTAGCGCTCACACTTCCGGATGATGCAAGGGCGCGTGCCGTTTCGTCGTAAAGGCTCACTGACTACTCCCCGCTCTCTGCGCCCGCGGGTGCGGCGGTAATCGCCTTGGCCAATGTTTCGGCAAGGTCATCGTCAAGCATCATGAACTTGGCCAAGAAGGTCTTTACCACGTCGGACGGAGCTCCGATGTCCTTAAGATCGCGCATAGTCTGAACCAGTTGCGCGCCTGCCAACATCTGGTCCGACTTGGTCTTCTGGCGTTCTGCCTCGAGGGCGGAAATTGATCCGTAGAAATTGACTGTCCACGGCCGCTCATGAACCGGGAACACGAACCCATACCGGTTCATGGTGTGGATATCGATCGCGTGGTTCGCAAATTCGGTGTAGGCATTGCGGATGACAAGAGAAACCTCGGCGGCCTGGGCCGATACCCGGAAAAACCCACCCTCTCCCAGCCCACCAGACAACTGATCGGCGAAGCCCAACATGGCGATATCTGACCCGAGGGCTCCGGCCATCATCTTTGCATGCAACAAGACATCCTCGATCGACATGGTTCCACCACGCCCCTGGCCATTACCCATTGACTGGATAGCGGCCACTTGTTTTTCCCCAAAGATCGGCAGGATGTGGCGAATTCTCTCCAGCACTGGCTGTCCTGACTTGACAGCCATTTCCGCGCGCTGCTTCGATAGTTGGAGCATGTTGATCAGGGATGTGGTGAATTTCTTCGCTTGATCACCAGTCATTCCATCCATATTTGCAGTGACGATCGATTCATCAATCGAATCCATCCATCGCTGACCAACGAGCCCCAGCAAAGAAGCCGACAACTTGTCATAGGCCGGCTCGGCATTGAAGAGAAACGACCCGCCGACCATTGCCGGCATGATCGGAAGCGCGTCGATATCGTCCTCGGTCAGTGCTAGGCGTAGCGACTTCTCTACCACGCCATACTGTGGAACCCATTGCGTGCGCGGCATCTTCAGACGTGCAATCTGGGATACGTCCATGCGCTCGAAATTGCGCTCGCCGAGATAGACGGCGAAACCGACCGTCCGACTTCCGCGCTCAAATGGTTGAACCAACTGCGGGCGCAACATCTCGTCGATGTGCAGATCGATCAGACCTTTACCACGGCGGGCGTAGATTCGTGCGTATGAGTCGCCAAAGGCGCACCCGGTGTAGCAGCTGGTGAAAGCTTCCTTATTGAGCAGCGGCCCAACGTTGTCGGCAATCTCCTTCACGATCTTGTCGAGGCGTTTGTCCTTTGCAAACTCAGGCTTTGTTTCGACGAAGATCCGCTGACCGGTTGTCTCATGGCCGCCCAGAGCGGTCGTTACGTGCAAACGCAATGCCGTCGAAACGAGAGGATCACCTTCCATCTGTGCCCACTTGTCGTAGATCACCTGGCGGGCACGGGCTTCACGGTTGCCGCTTGAAAGCAGAGAGGCGACCGTTGTGGCACCGGCGCCGTAGAGAAGCGAGTCAGACTGCGATATCTGCTGTGCCGGAGCGATGAACGATGACGCCCATCTCCTTGCGCTCATTCCCATTCGGGACAGCACGCCGGCAGGTTTGGTTGGTGCGTTTTGAATAGGCATGGCGCGCCACGGTCTGAGGACAATGGCGCGATGGTAGGCTTGCTATGGTGCGGAATATGGCTTGGTTTTCCGCGAGAAGACTGGCTATTTCGGCAAGGCTTACTCAAGGACCGTCATTGAGCATGGCTTTCCGCGCCCTTTCCAGCCAGGCATTTCGATGTACGCTTGCAGGCGCCATTGGCCAGCTTGATTGATGTCACCCGCAGCGAGAACGTACTTGATTGCTGTAGCCCCGTCAGCTACCGCAATCCATTCACGGTCTTCGCCAGTCGGCGTGGTGACCTTTATTTTACGAACGGTCGCCGTACTGACATTGACCACACAATCGAGGGAAATCTCTGTCCCTTCATCGCCAACATAAACGCTCATTGGACTTCCTCTGCATCAATAGCCGAACTCAGGACGACCCTTTTGGTCAGCGGCCCTCTGACTTTTAGCTTGGTCTTAACAATTGGTGACTGGATAGAAACCCGGCAGGTCACCGGCGACTTTTCCTGTAGCCTTGTCTGGATTGGTGATTGCAACGTGACGCGTTCTATCATTTCAGTGATGACCTGAGCGCAATGCGCCGTGTGATGGGCGACAGCATGCGCACCCTCAAGCGCCGGATAGATGCCGCGAAATGTCCAAACCAATTTCCCAGTGATCGACCAGCAAAGCGCCCCATGTAGTTCATGATGCGTCCCTTGCGGTCACTGTTCTTGTGCCATCGCCGCCCATGGTTGCCGTGATGCGGTCCTTGGTATCAGCCAAATCCCTGAAAGATGGCGCAGTCCCATCAAGTCCTCTTGCATTGCCGGCAGCAAACGAGAGCAGTAGCCGCATGGCGCCGCGCAGATCAAGTGCTTGCTCGACGATGGAATCAAGAACAGATTCGGCGATCTGCGCGAGCGTGTATTCGTTCCCGGTGGTCGTAACACGGATGATTTCGGCAACTGGAGGGGTATAGTCAATGAAGCAAGCGCCGGTCACCAGAGAACGGTCGAACGGATCTGAGCCATCGTCAGACAGCAGTTCGCCGGTCACGTTAAGGCGGGTCACGCCGGCCGGAATGACCAGCTTGGTTCCGCCGAGAAGGCGGGTATAGCGCGGTGTGCGCTTTGTGCCATCCTGATTCTTCGGCTCATTGCCGCGCGCCTCGAGGAATGCATCGAATGGGCGTACCGATTCGTCAGTCGCCCGCAGCGTCTTGTATTCCGGGTAGAGATCAGCCGTCGGATGAAAGCTCAAGACGCCTCCTATTACCTCTGAAGCGTCCAGATACACCCGGCGCGCAGGCCCATCGATGGAGGCGATAAGCCCCATGGCTATCTCTCAGAGGTTGGTTTCGAGGCCAGGCTGACACGACACGTTGATCGTCGCCGTGCGCGTGATTGTGAATTCCGTCTTCGCTGCCGTGGCAATGCCATTGCCCTCGACCTCGACGATGCAGACCTTGTTGGTGCCGGCCGGACCGCCCAGCGTATCGGTGTCGATCGGGAATTCGAAAACGATATTGGCACCGTTAACCAGCCCTTTTACGGCGGCGCCGGACTTGTCCTGCACCGTCACTGCGTTCGCGGTATTGAAATCGTTGGCGCCGGGGGCATCCTTGAAATAGACATGCCCCCAAGCGTTCGCGTCGGCTTTGGCGTTGGCGCCGACATCAATGATCACCGTCGGGAAGTATGGGTAGGTACGTGCGGTGCCAGCGTCGGTGGTCTGTACGATACGCTGTTTGTCGACACCGACCAGCCCCTTAATTAGCAAGCCATTGCCGTCGGCACCGGAGCGCGTGACGATACGCCCCTGCGCGTCGTAGCTGTACCACGTACCGACGCGTTTGCCGTTTGTTACGCCGGTACCGGAGTCGATATCGTTGTCTGTCGCTGCTACCGCATCCAGGTAGGCAATGCACTGGTCAAGCGATGCCCCTGCAGTGTTATTGACCACCCAAGTGAATGTGCCGGCACCCTCGTTGAATCCAGGTTCGTTCAACGGAACCACCAATTTTTCAAGGCTCAGACCGGTGAATGGCGCAATGGCTGCGCCGCCATAGACGTTCGCTAGCGTGTAATTGCCGGTTGTCAGGTGATTCGACTCACCCAGCGCGAAACCTGCAGAAAAGCCGTCCATGATGGTGATACCCGAATCCACGAGCATCTTTCGGTCATGAACCTTGCCGAATGTGCGCAGGCTGATAGCCAGGTAAGTACGGCTATCGAAGTTTCCTGCTCCAGCATCACCATTCGCAGTCGATCCGAATACCTGAATCATTTCATCTACTGCACCAGGGTAAGAAAAATTGACGGGGGCCCCACCCGCAGTCAGTTGGTAGTACGCTTGGCTCGCCGGATCGATGCTGCCCAACGAGCGCGAACCGAAGTAGATTCGATTGACGGCACCGGAAGCTGATCGCCACACCATGCCGGTCCCACGCATCTTCTTGATGTCAGCCGTCGCTATCTTTCGGCCATTGGCCATTTCGTAAGCGCCAGCAAACTTGTACGAGCCAACCATGAACTTGTCGTACTTGCGCAGGGTTTCATTGGCTGCGCGGCGCATGCGCTCGAACTTATAGAGCGCGCGGGCCGTGATTCCTCCATTGGCACCGCCTGAATTCAGCAGTGGATTCGCAACTGCGCCGCCGCCAAAATCAATCGTTGCCAGTTCGTCGGCAGTGATGATCTGGACCTCGCCATTTGCCAGGTCGAAATAGATATTGCCGTTGGGGGCAGAACCACGCGGGTTTGTCGACTCCTTGAGTTTGTTCGCAGCCAGGTTACCGGCAGTGTCGAGATCGATGGTGGGCATGATGGCTCCTAGATATTGTGCTCAGGCGTCAGTGACGCAACAAAATTTGATGGGACATTCGGCACCGTGAGTTCTTGTCCGAACTCCTCAAACCCATCTTTCAAAATTTGAATCCATACCCTGTTACCGCCTTGGGTCTGAAAATCAAACGTGGCTCCAGGAGCAGTTTCCACCCCTGCCAGTTCGGTACCCAGGAAGCCAGGTATCGAGCTATCCAAGTCATAAATTCGTATCTCCGATGCGGCCAAGCTGACCCCTGCTGCGCCGGCGATAGTTGTTGTTTGGAGATTGGGGCGCGGGCCGTATCCTCGGTCGTACTCGAAAGGGCCTGCATCTTTAAATTCCGGCCCACCGTTGTTGTAGTTCGGCCGCTCTTTATCCGAAATGTCTGATGTGAGATTGACGAGCGCGGTGGCAATACCGTAATCGACCATTTTTGCTTGCGCGGCGGGGATTGCTCCGACGCCGGCCGGCCGGAAATCGTTGTTCGCGAAGTCTTTGAACACTTGTGCCGGATCGGTCATATCGATCCATGCGGTGACGGGTTCGTATGTCGCCCACACCAGACGCAAGTAATGCGTGCCGACGCCTGCCCCGCTAAACGTCATTGCGACACCGTTGTACGCGCTTGCGACTGTGACATTGTTGCCCGTGATCGATCGGATGTAATAGACCTTGCTTGGGTCCAACGCGACACCGCCGACTGCCGGCAACGTCCCTGTCGTTTCAAACATGACAGGCTGATTGACGTTGAGCGTCGGCGTGCTCGCGCACGTCATCGTTGTTGTGCCGGTCGTTACCGTGATCGCGAGCTTGTCGGTTACTTCACCGATATTCCCCCTGAACCGGTTCGACGTGTATGTCGGCGATGCGCCGTAGTTCAGCGTGTTCGCGACAACTTCGTTGTTGTACACCGACGCCGAACAGCTTGCTGCAGCGGTGAGGCCAACCCCGCACTTTGTGACGAGGCAGTGAGCAACAGTCGATCCGCTATTGCCGTTCCAATAGATCCCGCCATACGGCCCTGTGAAGCCCATCACGATACAGTTCAGTACCGAGCATGGACCACCTACTAGAATGCCCTGACTTCCGCCCGGCCCTGTCTGCCTCACGATGCAATTGCGAACGAATGAATTTGATCCGCTTGGAGCAATACAGTAGGTTGCACTCGATGTTGGACTGTTCCGGCAAAAATCGAGGCCGTCTGTAGTGATGTTATTTCCACCGTGATACCAACACCCCGATCCGGTCGTTGTCAGCGTGTAGCCGAGTCCCGGAAATCCACCGTGAAAGGCCTCTGTTCGGACGCCATCCATGGTGCTTGTCCACAACGTTGTATCCGCGAAGCCATACGACAAGTTCATTGAAGCTGACACAAAATCGTCAAAGGCTTCAATAAATTCGATCACATCTTCATCGCCGGGAACTGAGTTCGTGCTGCGAGCCAAATTTGCAGCTGCCTTAGAGGCGTATGCGCGCTCCGATCCTGGGGCTCCGTACCGAGCCTTCTGCTGTACAGACAACCCCTGCCAGATCGCTGACTTCATGATCAGTCCTGCTCCGGCTGATGTGAAGTTGATCTTCGAACTCAAGCTTGAATCGTAGTAGAGCTCGAATGTGCTGCTACTGATCCACTTTGCGTAGTAGTTCGTATTGAGCGCGAGGGCGGCTCCCGCAACGGTCGGCAGCGTTCCAGAAGCAAACTGTAGTCCTTTCCCGTTCCGCGTTCCATGGTCTGTCAGCGTGACGAGATCTGTTGTCGCGTTGATCGTGACGGCTTTGCCTGTGAGCCCACCCCAGACAACGCAGGAATAGACTTTCATCTATGCCAATACCTCTGCAGCGCGACCGGGCCCGATAAGGCCGGATTGCTCCAGCAGTATCACGGCGGCAACGGTGTCGTGATCGTCGAGATTGATGACACCTCCCTGCGCAATTGTGGCATCGAGCAACTTCAGGTAATCGTCAAGCACGGCGCTTGCTTTGGCCGCGTCCCGGATGGCGATCCGCTCGTCTTGCGTAAAACGGCGCAGGTATGAAACGCCAGTGATGTCACGCGGCGGAGCCGGCGCGTCTTCAGGCTTGTGCGGAATGTGGTTGTATCGCGAGAACGGAAACTCTTTGAAATCCGTCGCGTCGTCAGCCGGATAAACATGCACGATTTCGCCGGTTTTGCGATCTTGCACAACCCATTCAGCCATTTTTGTATTCCGATGCGTTTTGGTATCCGCGCATCTCGCTCACGTAAGCCATTGCACAGTGATTCGGGTCGCGGAAAAGCCAGTTGATGAATCGCTCGGCGCGGCGGTGCTGCTTGCGGTGCGTCCATGCAGAGATCGTTTCGTCTGCGTGGCTGTCGTTCAGGAACACCGTTGCAAGCCACTGATCTAGCGCGATCAGGGATTGAGTCGTATTGCGCATGATACCGATCCAGAAAAGACACCAAAACACGAGTCCAATCCAGAAAAAAAGCAACGTCATCACTTTGCTTGCAGTTTCGAACCATTCCATCAAAACACCGCCCTCACAAATACACGCCCATCCGGAGCAAATGACTCTTCAATAGGCGGCAAACCGATACCCGGCTCATGCCGATCTGTCAGGTACTGCAGTCCGCGCCGGTCAAGGAACAAGCGATCATTGCCACGACCGTTCTGGAGATGGAATTCGAGATAGGCATGTGCCTGCTCGACAGTCACAGGGATCGGAGCGCTCATGACTTGCAATAGACCTTTCGTTCCCAACGGTCCTTGCACTCAGTTCCTGCGCACGACTTGATGCTGTTCTTCATCCACTGCATGTTTGCGACTGAGTCGCACCCTCCGCAGTCGAGCGGAATGACATGATCCTTTGACCAACCTGGACATGAACCACTCTTGCGGCCGGTCACTGGGCACGGGTAAATCCTCTGGAATTCAGCCTTGACCTTTTCCGATCTGACGATGGAATCGGAGCGCCCGCAGTAGCGCAGATCGTCTGCTGCCGAAACTTGGCACCAAATGATCATGCCGATGATTGCCGCAATGGCTTTTCGCATGATTGCTCCTACCGTTGATCGATGACCAATGATAGGAGTCGCTTCATCACCAAATTTCGGCGGTTTTCCTGTTCAGTTCAGGTTGTCGCATCCAGCATTTCCGCGATACTGTCGAGCGTCTTTCCAGCCTTCATGGCTTTGAACAAGCGATCGAAAGCCGCGTTGATACGCTCTCGCTCCTCGCCCTCAGGGTAAGGGTTCATCTGTCCGAACAGAGGGTCGAAGTAATGCTTGTTGTCGGCCATGGCTGACAGGTAGTCATTGCGCCTACCTGCACCGGCCAGGCGGTCTTCGCACCATGATTGGAATGCCCGTGCTGCCATCTCTTCCGTCTTCGACCAATACGGTGTGTCGCCCGGGTCAAGGCGTGCTGATTCCAGAGCGAACGACGACATGCTGGGGCCGGCCTTCACCTCGATGCTGCCACCAGACTCGTTACCGCCATGCCACGCAACCGCAACGCGCCGCCAGTCACGGGCCAATTTCTTGTCTCTCGGACGTGTCTTTCCTGCGAAGTATTCATCAATCGCCTGGACAGCCGCATGCACATCAGTCGCGCCTTTGATCAGCCGGCGGACGGTATAGCCGCTCACGTCTCCGGCCAGGTTGTGCTGTGCCAACTTGTAGTCGGAGGCGGTGTATTCGATAGTCTCGGTGGCCTTGTGCTCACCGTCCAACATGGCAGACCGAAGCCCAACGATGGCGTCTCGCAATTCGCCTTCCGGCAATAGCGCAGGATTACTCGTGATGAAATCGCCCTTCCCGCCAGCCTGGCCAGTCACCACCTCGGAGATCATGTTATCGATAGCATGGAACCATTCGTGAGCAAGACAACCGCCGCCGCCCATCTTCGTCAGGTTCATCACCCGATGCACCGGCTCATAGTGGGCCCGCGGGGCGCCGCCGAAACCAGCATTCCCATGTCCGCGCGCACCGAAAGCCATGGCCAGCCGACCGGACACGGATACCTTGGTGTCTTCAACTCCGATCAAGTCAGCCAAGTCGGCAAATGCCGCTGCTGAACTTTCGACATGGAACTTGGCGCTGACCGGGTCTTTCAGAACCCAGTTGCCAGACTGCACATCCCGCAGGCCGAAGGCTGTCTTCAGGGATGCCGTGGAATCAACTACAACCGGCCGGCCGCCGGTACGCTCGTATTTGTCGATCACTTTCAGCTGGAAGCGAACATTGTTCTTGCTGACCTTCGGTGCAGGTTTTGCATCGCCCTTCTCTGCCCATGACCAGTCGCCAACCTTACCCTGCTTGGCGGCTACCATGTGTCGCCGGAAGGCATCAGATCCTTTGCTTGTACGATAGTTCAAGACGCCGAAGAAGCGATCACCCATCGTCGCCCAAGCTCGAGTTACCGGGTTCTCAAGTACGTTGCGAGCAATGGTCTCCCGCTCGATCTGGCGAATCTCGGCAACCAGTTTTCTGCGTTCAGCTTCAATCGCCTCAAGCTTTGGACGCTGCTCTACTTGCTTCTCGCTCCACACGTCCCACGCTGCATCGGCAACTTTCTTGGCCTCGGCTGCCGCCTCGAGCAGTTCAGGTTTTACCGCCCAGTTTCGGCGCGTACGCTTGCTCACCTCATGGTCTGCTGAATACTGCTGACCGCGGGCGCGCTGCGCAATGTTGTAAAGCACGTTGGTAGCTTCCCGCAACGTGTTTGCCTCGGCCGACAGCGCGAAGAGTCGTTCCCGAAGAGCCGCCGTGCGATCTGCATCTTCCGGCTTGAACATGACGCCGTGCAGTTCATCGCGCATCTCGTCCAGGATCTTCGATACCTGTTCGACCGTCGTACAGGCCTCGAGCCTATCCCGCAGAGACTGCAGGCCAAGCGCGTAATCCCGGCGCGCCTGCGGAGTATCCTCGCTCGGCTCGGTTCCGATGGCCGCATAAATTCGATCAATCAGGAATGCGGTACCTGGCTCCATCCCAGCTTCACGCAGAGACGACCAATCGACCGCACCGAAAAGATTGCTCTTGGTGATCAGGTCCTTGGCCTCGCGCGGATTCTCCTCGATGGAATCCCAGTCGATATCGGTCTGATCGATACGCTTTCCAGTCCGGGCCCAGCTGCGAATGTTGGCGGCTGCCATCTCCTTGCGACTGCCGGCGATCACTCCCGTATCGCGGTACCGGTAGTTCGGGCTGTTCGGATCGTCGGAAAGCTCTTCCACTTCCAGGGACACCGTTCCCATCACCGTCCCGCCAAGTTGCGCGCGGATTCGATTGATTTCGCCGACCAGTTTCAGGCGGGTGAGAGGTCCGTCCGCCGCCGGCAACGCCGCCTTGGTCCTGACCAACAGTCCGACCAGCTTCAGGCGTTCGATGGGGCTGATAGACGTTTCTTCGGCAGAATCCAGCGTGGTGCCTGGAAGCGGATCGATCAACTCGTCGTTGAACTGGATATCGTCGTAAAGGATGTCGAGATCGCATAGATCCTTTTCCAGATACTGGCGAGCGTGGTCACGCAACTGATCGATAGTGAAGCGATCGCCTTCCGGTTTGCCGAAATACTGGACGTACATGATCTTGGCCATGTTCGGGACGTTGAGGACGATATGGTTGATCTTCTGTTCGCGGGTCAGCATAGCCGTCTCCTCAAGCCAGGTTGGCAGTAGCGGCCAGCATCGCGGCCTGGTAGGAATCAACAGCCCTCTCGAACAGGCCGGCCATTTCTGCATCGTCCTGATGACGCATGAAGGCAGCTTCGAGCAGATCGGCCAGGTCAGGGTCGCTGATGTCGGATACGGTACCGTCGATCACCGACTGAAACAGAGCGCGGTCGGCAGATTTCTGCGGATCATCCACAGGCTGGACCGGATCCGGTTGCGGCTCCACGACGGGCGGCGAATCATTCACTGTTGAAGCCTCGCTGACCGGCGCAGGCGAAGAACTGAAAAGGCTCTCGACCATATCGACGATTCCGCCGTAACTCGCAGCCCCTGCGGCATGCGCACCGCTTACCGCCACCGGGTTGGCGCCAGACATGCCGGTATAGATGATGGTCTCGCCCTGTTCATCGATTCGTGCTCGGCCGATACCCTGGCCATCCTTGATGATCTGTGCGCAAATTCCGTACGGCAGCGCCGGAATTCCTGTATCGGCGCCTTGATCGCTTTCGGCGTCATCGAACAGTCCATCCGACATCGAATAGTTGAAGTCGCCGAAATGGGCGTTTCCACCGAGGCGCCGGGTAGTGTCGCGAACGATCATGGCCGACTTGGCGAACTCAACCGTCTTTCCGGCAAATTCAGCACCATCCTTGGTTTCGGCGATCACGTCATCAACGTAGTAGCGGAACTCTTCATCGATATATCGTGCGATGGACTTTGCCGACGGATAGGCTTCCGGATCAAGGCGATCCTGATCGATATCGACAGCTTTTCCATCCTCGCCGAAGTGCCAGGATACCGATACGTCGATTGCACCGGAGTCTCCAAAGTAGATGGTGGCCACCAACGAACGCTCATCCAGGCTTACTTCCCAGCCGATGGCTTTCAGTTGCTCGGCAATGTCGGCCATGGTCAGCGCATCCGCGGTGGTTTCCTCTTCGATCACCTCCGGCGCTTCTCCTTCGATGAATAGGTTGAACACCAGGTGGCCATTGGAATCATCCAGCGTTGCCGGTGCACCATTGACTTCGATTCCATCCGCGCCTATATTCTGAGTGTCGGTATTCCCTGAATTGTGATCAGGGGGCAATGCCGACACAGAGGCGGCGCTTGAGGAATCAAGTGCCGTTTTTGTTTCCACCTCATCGGTGTCCAGCAACAAGTCGTAGTGGAATGCTCCATGCAAGTCTTCCTCAACGATCACGTCCAGAGCGATGACATTGCCAGCAAGGGAAACTGAATTCTTCAGCCGGTAATAGCCAAACACTTCAGGCTTTTTGTGCTTCTTGAAGTTCTCCTCTGGAATAGAGGCAATAGCCGTCGAAATGATCGTCTTGATGGCTGGGATGATCTTCAGCTTGCGCGGATCAGCAGAGAACGCAATGGTTTCCTTGATGCCACGCTGACGGATTTCGACCTGCTTGCCGAGAATTGGGCAATCAACCCACTCTCCCCGCATCGCAACGAGAAAATCCTTGGCAGCGGCCCGAAGTGATTTCTTTCCATCCTCGGTATCGGGGAACTCTCCAAGTTCATTTCCGGTTACCGTAACCGTGGCAGGTTGCGCCGCTGACTTGGCAGCTTCCTCGGCTGCAGCCTGCGCGATCGCTTCCTTGCGACGTGCGGTTTCGGCCAGCGCTGCAGCGTCCACTTCAGCAGCAATCACCTCCGGCGCCTTGGTCAGGTCGTCGACCATTTCATTGACCGAATAGCCGATGATATTTTCACCGAACTTCTTGAATGTGAAATCGACCTCGCTGTCTTCCTTGTAGAGCCGAGCGTCAATCGGAGCCCTGCCTTCCCAGCCAAGCGCGCCAAGCGCCGAGCGGACAGCGTCGATGCGTACATTGAAGAAGGTATTCAACGCATCCTGATGCAGAGCCTGCAAGTCATCGCTCGCCATCACTGAAGCGTAGTTCTCCGCCATGGTCGGATCGAACGGAACAACGGCGGAAACCGCCGATGCATCCTTGACCATGTTGTAGGCCTCATCTGCCGTTGCCGACCAGTCGCTGCCGACGCCGCTACCATCCGCATACAGAGCCTTGATCACTCGGAACGGAGTGTCCTTCATAACGTTGATCTGCACGGCGTAGGCCTGTCCCCACTCCTTAGCAAGCGCTCCCATCGCCATTGCCATCTGCTGATTACTGTCGGCTGGCATGAAGTCATCAGGTAGTTCTCCGGCTTCGTCCTGGATCACCCCGTAGTAATCCGGATTTCCGATCCCCCAAAGCGTTCCATTGGCTTGCTTTTCAAGCTCTCTGAATCGACTCATTGCCGGTTGCGACTGAACCTGCATCGATTCGGCCTCGACCGTCGAAACTTCAATCTGGTGCAACAGGCCGGCCAGTTCAGATTCCATCCCGGCAATCTCGTCCTTGAGTGCCTGGATGCGATCCATCCGCTCGGCCCGGCGGATGTTCGCGCGCCGGAATGCGGCGCTGTTCTTGTCTGCCAGAAGCATGACGCGACGCGCGACTTCGCGAACGTTCAGGTCACGGCCGCGCTCGGGCGCTACGACAATGGTGATGTCCTTCTTGTTCAACAACCATTTCCAGCTGATGAGTTCATCATCCGGTGCCAACTTGCTTGGTGTCGAATCCGGGTTGTGCAGCAAAATCGAAATAGTCTGTCCGTCGGACAGTTCCCAGATCACCGCTACATTGACTACGCCACGGAAACGATAGGGGTCCGAAACTTGGAAAGACAGCGGCGTTACCGATCCGCCGGCGCGTTTCATCACGGTATTGATCACGTTCATGGTGCGCTCGATGGCAACGTACGGCGTTACCAGCGCATCAAGAGCGAGTACTTCGTCAGCGATCTCACGGAAATCATTCACGCAGATCGAATCGAATACCAATCCATCTTCCGCATCGTCACGCCGGATTTCGTAAAGAACCTGGTCAAGAGTCATTCCGAGCGGCGTCGCGTTGGTTCCCCAATGCACCTTGTTGGTCATTTTCATGGATTCGTGTCCTTCGAAAGGGAGGTAGTCTTTGACGGCCGGGCGCGACTTGTTGCCGTGCTTGAGCCACCATTTGAATTGGGCAATTGACATGGAAACGAGGCTTTTGAGCCCATCCCAACCTCGGTCGTAGCTGTCCAGATACGCACGCTTGGCCATGGCCTCATCGATGAAGCCAAGCATCACCTTGTGTTCGTCAAACTTGCCTGCAACGTACTGATTTATTACGTAGACCATTTCGGCCTGAGGCCACGGACCAATAAAGCAATCGACCGCGTCTCCGTCTGCGCCCTTGGTGCCGCTCAGATATCCGTAGTGGGCGGCCAAGCGGGTACGCCACGACTTTCCGGAAGGATCGACGCCACATCGAAATGAGTTGCGCGGCTGCTCTATCGCAATGGGCAGGCCATGCAGCGAGACGCGCCCGACTTTATAGTTCCCCGCTTCACATTGCGCCTGGGATGGGGTGGGAATCGGGTTGTTTCCGAAGGCTCCAGAGTGAGCGCCGGCCTCAATCCGTGAAAAGATGTCGTGGTGGTTTGGCATTTGGCGATTGTGCGGCCCGCCACGACACCCCAATTTCTTGGTTTTCCGGGCGACCTATGCCGACACCGTTGCAGGCCTGAGCAATCCCAGCTTCTCACGAGCGGCATTGATCGCGTCCTTGAGGTAGTCGCGCCGCTCGATCAGGATCGCTTCCATGCGCGGTGCAGCCGTCCGGATTCCCGGAGGCATCTTTACCAGCGTCGCTGCCAACCGCTTCTGGAACGCTACCCTACCGTTCTCCATCGCCTTGGTGATTTCCTCGATGGCCTTCTCATGGTCATCCTGATTCTTGATCGGAATCATCCTGTCGTTGACCAACACCTGGAAGATATCTCCAGTCTGCTTGATGCGCAGCGTTGCTGTCTGGCCATCGCCGAAAATCATGCGCAGTTCGCGATAGCTCACCCCGGCTACCCGCTTGACGCCACCCGATGTATCGGCTTCGACAACCTTGGCTCCCGCCCTCAAGAAATAGCGCTTGGCCTCCACGGTACCGGCATCTTTGCCGGTCATTCCGCTGAAATTGAACAGAAGGCGTTTGTTTTCCATTTTGAAGTCCTCTCGTTTGAATCAATTCACTGGGCCAGTGTTGCCGCCGCTGGTCTTGTCCTGGTGAGTGTGCTGATCGCCAATATCTTTTCCGTTGCACGAGATACCACCGTCAATGTCGATCTGCCCGATCAAGTTGAAATTGCCAGACATAGAAGATCCGCTACCATCCCCGTCCTGCACAGACAGGGATTTGGCGACGGTATGATTTCCGGTACAAGTCGTGATCGGAGAATCGCTGATGATCTGCGGGGCCTGAAGGATGATCTTCGTGTCAGACTTGATCAGCACATCACCGCCAGCGATAAGCTTCATCAGCGTGGTAGCAAGCAACTCCATGTTCTTGTGGTGCCAGCGGCGCCAATCGACAGAATTTCCGGTCTGCGGATTGCGGTATCCGGTAACGATCGGGTACCTCGGGTCCGCCCCGATAAACTCGACCCACACAGGATCACCATCCAGCATTTCGATCTCTGTGGAAAATTGACCGTTTCGCGATTTATCCCCGATGGAGTACTCGATCTCGGCTTCCGGAAGAATGCTTCCTCCGTCGGTCAATCCGGGAATCTCGATGCGACAGGTGCGCTTGTTTCCGTTGTACGAACGGACTATTCCCGGGTACTTTCCCGGCATCAGGCCAACATCCATGCTCATGACTTCTCCGCCAGCCAGAGCCGACTGTACTGATTGGACCCGCTACCATCGGTGCCGCTTTCGAAGACATGCACTGCGGTCACCACAGCCAGGTCGCCATACCCAACGATTCGTATCATGTCTCCGGCTGATCGGCTGTATGTCGGCCCAGTCTTGATCACGCGGCGATGCACGAGCGCCGACGACATGTTGCGCAACTGAAGCGGAGTCTTGAATGGTGAGTACCCGACGGAACGGGCTTTGGTGCGATCCCCGAACACGAACTCGCCGGCGGCATTCAGCGAAAAGAACCACGGCAACTCATGCCGTTCAAGGAATTCGCTCTCCACCTCTTCATAGGCGTTGTCGGCCAGTGTCTCAGCCGGCTCCTGCCGAAACAGATCGGCAATCCGCCTGAACTGCAGGCGGCCATTCTTCCAGCGGACAATTCCGCCCTCTTCTTGCAGTATGCGGGCGACGTGGAAACTCGGCACACCGCCCACCGGGCAGACAAAACGCGACACAGAGAAATCGGATTCGACGGCCTTCAGCGAGCAACCGGCAGCACGGTACAGCCCGAACAGCGTAGCGTTCTCGGCGATGAGCGCTCGTTCTCGCACGTAGGCCATCAGCTTGCAAGAGTTGATCAGCGCAATCACCTTCTGAGCGCCCATCTCTCGGCGCCCTTGCGCCATGCGATTCGAGACATTTCCGACATAGACGATGGATAGTTCATCGCCATTGGCGAGAGATATCGTCTTCCCTTCGACAATCTTGCGCTTCAAATCCTCATCGAACCTGATTTCCGCCTCAAGCGTCACCGGTACCGGCGAAGCATCGGATCGGATTACGGCAGAGCGGATCATGTCTCCCTGAATCTGCCTTCCATCTTCGGTGTAGAGAATCATTGACGGTCAGACCGTCACGATGGCCATCGAAAATGCCTGTCTCGGCATTTCTGCCTCAGCACGTTCGATGTCGCCCGACACCTCGGCAACTTGACGGCCAAATGCATCGATGCCCATCACTCGCGAAGCCTCCAGCTGAATAGCCGTCTCGCGCTCGACGTACAGAAGGAACAATGGTCGGATCAGCGCCCATTCCGAATCGGTCAGTTTCGAGTTGGCACTGATTGATCCGGATGATGTGGATAGCTCGGAGAATCCAGAATAGAAGCGTGTGGCGGCCACGGCCTGAGCCAAAACGACATCGCTATCCAGCATAACGCCCACGGGGCGTTCGCTGGATAGAAAGGCATCGACAAGGTCAGAGACTGTCATGGCTTAGCTGTAGTTCGACGAATTCCCGGGGATCACTTCCCCGAAATAATGGAAGAACAGCGTGCCGTTGAAGGTCAGAACCTGGGAGCGGTTTTCCCAGTCGCGGTCCGGATTGTCCATCTGCATGAAGCAATCGACGATGCGCTTGGCGCGCAGGAACTTGACCGGCGTTCCTTCGTAAATCTTGGCGTTGAACACGCCACCCTTGGCCAGCAAATCGATGAGCATCTTATCGACCGAGCCAGCGATGGTTTCGTAAAAGGCCACAGCCCCTTGCTGATGAACCTTCGCCTGCTGCGGTTGCCAGGCGCCGCCGCCCAACGGCGTTGATATCTCGATTTCTCCGGCCGGAGAGAGTTCAGGCCAAGGAGCCTGCTTCGCCAACAGGTACATCTGCTCGAAACCTTCAATTTCGAAGGTGAAGTCAGAAGCAATGGCCTTGGCACCCTGACCGGCAGCGCCATCATAGAACTGCTTGAGGTAAGCGGCATTGGAGACGGTCATGATTTCCTCGCATTGGTGTGGTTTTCCATGCGAGTAAAGTCTGAGGCGGCCGTTTACCTCATATTTGCGCCGTTTTCCGATGTGCTATCGTCGTTTTGAGAGCACCTTTCCAAGGTATCCGATTGACCGGATGACATCGTTCAAACGCGAGACGATGGCTGATTGCGCCTTCCCCTCGGCCTCTCTTCCCTTTTTCCAGGAAGCAAACGCCTTTCCGGTGAAGAACTGGCCGGCGTCGCTGGGGCACATCTTGAAGCCAAGCGGCAGAGGGGTATTTGCGTACAGCGCCAGGTTATGCAACATCGCCTCGAGACTGTCCGATAATTCTGCGCGTGAATTCCGAGATACAGGAATAGGCAGGAAATCGGGCCGGAGGAAGGTCTGCGCCTCCATCCCCCCCTTTCCTTGGTAGGAATACTGGTCCTGATTCAGAAAATTCAAGTTGGAACAGGTGCGACAGCTTGACTCGCGCCGCTTCGAACATGGCAACCATGACTGCGAAATCGCTTTCTGCATACGCCATCAGTATCTTCATGCGATCAGCCAAGGCCTCATCGCTGATACTTACGCCTACCTGCTCTCTGTCCTGATCACGAATGAACTGGGCAGCCATGGCCCCGACCATCCAATGGAGGCGTCCTGATATTCCAGAAATCTCTCCGTTCAGTCGTTCGATCGACTCCGCCATGGCACCGGTCAGATGCTGCAAAAGCCAGACATCTCCACCGTGCTCACCGGCCGCCACAGTCGGCGACTTGTGGTCGACGGAAGCATCCAGATAGTCCGAATACCTCCCATTGCCAACTGAAAAATCCGGTCCATCGTCGGATACCGATGCCAGGTAGTGCGCAGTGGCCATGGCTCTCTCTTGGACAGTCCAATCAGCCGGGTCAGCTACGCCCTTGATGCTCTGTGTGGCTCGACGCAAGAACTCCGTGGTGGAAGCTTGCTCGAGACTATCGGGGATTGCCATTACAGCCAGCGAATCACCGATGGCAAGTTCTCGCAACTGAAGCGTCAGTCGGCGCGTACGCAGGGTCGGGATATGGATCATGGTTCCTCGCTTGGAGCGATTACGTGCAAGTCGTCGCGTCTGTTGCAGACAAAGCGTCGCGTGTAGGGTGGAATACCGATAGTCGTTTCGGTATCGACAATCTCGAATGCCAGTTTCACGATGTCACCGATAATCAGGTAGAAGACATCACCCTTTGCCGGTTCGAACCATTTTTCGGTACCGGGTTCTTCCTCTGGCTCAATCAGAAAACGGAACTCATCAACTCCGGACGGCCCGTTGCTTGCATCCCGGCGTTCGTTCAATTGCCCTGGCGAGAATTGCTCGGCCGGAAGCACGTAGCCATTGCCGATCCATTCCCAACTGATGTCCTCTTCGTCCTCAGAACTGATCACCCCAAGGCCGCCCATAGTCGGCATGCCGGACTCTTTCGGAGCATCGCGATTGATCGTCTTTCGAAAGACCTGGCAATTCGCGGAGTTCGGATGGTGAATCACCACGTTTCTCGCCATCTTGTTGATGGCATTCGGTACGCCATTCAGCATGCGCACTATCCTTTCTGAGCCGCTGCGGCCGCTGCGGCAATTTGTGCATCGGTAAAACCAAGCGCCTTCATGCCGGCGATCTGTGCATCGCTAATTCTTCCACTTGAAAGTGCTGTTGCAATACTACGTGATGCAGCGGCAACACGCTTTGGCGAAGGCGCCTGTTCAGCGGCTTTGGCAAGTGCTCTGCGAGTACGCGCTGCTACTCGGTCGTTATCTCTTCGCCTCTTTGCTGCGTCGATATCTCGACCGCGCTGTTTGGATGCCGCCGCAGCCGTCTCCGCCTGTTTCTGTGCAAGATTGGCCTTCCCTGTCTCGGATGCGCGGGTCTTCTCGATCATCCTTGTGAGGAAATTGAGAACGCCAGGGCCCGACTCGATTTCAGCCATCACACGCAAGACGTGCTTACAGGCAACGCCATGGAGGTTCGGGTTACGAATCTTCGGGTAGCCTGATTCTGGCCGACCCGCATTGAATCCTCCGATGCTCGCAATGTAGCGGAACCAGTAGCGGTGCCTTCCACAGTCGCAGTCGAACGCCAGGGGCTGTTTCCGGAGCCATTGAGCAGACTTCTTTGGTGCATCATTTGCTCCGATTGCCGCGGCAAAGTACGACATGAAGGCAACGGTCACATGATGACGCGTAACGTCAGAATCGGGACCGGCATTGGTCACAAAGCGGACTTTCTCGCGGAGGGATGAAACTGCCACCGCATGCCGAATCTGAGTGTTTGCCTTTTCACGGTCCTCGGCGAGAGAGAAATCAAGCACCTTGCGCGCGGTGATCCCACCCTTGTACTTCCCCTGCAGCATTCGGATGTTGTGCCGATAGGCTGCAAGGTCGTCGGCTGTAATCGCCCGTACGGTACCGCCGAGGGTGGTGTAAAGCAGTCGCGTGGCGTCGTATTCGCCCTGGACATCATTCGGATTGAGGATGATTGACTGAGGGTGGCGTGCCGCCTCTGTCCGCTGCTGCAGGTCAGCCTTTGCACGTTGCTGCTGTTCCTTGACCGATCCCTTGACCTTGCCAAGCCAGGATGCTGTCGACGATTTGCCGGTACTCTTACCCTTTGGTTTGGCCATGCTACTCAGCCCAGACCGGAGCGCCGCTGTTGCGATATTCCGCGATCGACTCGAAACCAGCCATCCGCTTGATTTGCATCAGCTGCCCTTCAGTCGGGAGGGTCAGCCTGACCATCGGGATACCAACGTCAGGGGAACTGATGCCTGCTGCAGCCATCACGGCCAAGTACTCGTCACGCCGGCCATAGACGCGCTGGGAAATGAGGGTCGGGTCCATGACTTCGTCAGGCGTCACCTCATGCCATATCGCCTGCTCCCACATTTTCGTACGCAGAGCAAAATCACGCACCGCTCGATAGAACCGGTTGGCGGCGCCGGTATCCTTGTCGATAGCACTCATATCGAGACAATCCGGCCTTGCATGATGGCGACCTGGGCGTCGTAAATGGTATCCATCATGTCGAATACCTTCGCGGCAGTGTCGGCCTTACGGTAGGCATACCAACAGCTGGCCAGTGCCGCCATCTGCAAACAACTGATCCCTTCCGAAACGCGATATTTAGGGCCGCGCGTGTCAGCGCCATCCTTCTCGATCACGGAATCAGGATTCGCTCGCTGGGCTTGCTGACCGAACACCAGGCGAGGGCTTTTTTCATCCGTCGCGACGCCAGACAGCAAGGCATAGTAGGCCACGATGGCATCGGCGATATCGTCGTTGGAAAACGTTGCGTCGCGCTCGATACCTGGCTCGTTGGTGATCACCATGCAATCGCGCAACCGATCGCGCCGGAATGCCGCCTCGCGACTGATGACCAAAACACCCGTATCTTCGGCATAGGCCGAGTAGAGCGTCATCATCTTCCCGCCAAAACCAGAAATGGTGGTCTGAATCGGGATCACGGGCGCGGCTCCGTATTGACGCCGACAACCTCGATCACCAGCGGATAGCCAGCCGGGTCGGTCGTGCTGCCCACAGTGCCCTGCCCGTCGTTCGGCTCATTGAGCTTCGGTGCGGAGAAAAGCGGGATCGAGGCCTTGAGTGTGAGATCGGCCGCCAGCACGGAAAGGTTTTTGTTCCCTGTCTTGACTTCAATGGCCGGAACTTCCGGTGTCTCGATCTGGACCGGGAATGGCAAGGCCTCGCCGGCGAAGCTGTATTGGGCGAAGAACCGGCGATTATCGACGGCATCCACGAACAGCGAGAACTGCGAAGCCAGTGATTTGGCCGTCGCTTCATCCACAGCGCAGAACGCGACCTGGGCGCGGATGTCGCCGCCCATAACACGCAGGCCGAAACAGCGCTCCTTCTCGTCGCCCGGAAGAATCACATCCATGCGCTCTGAAATCTGGCGTCCGAAGTCACGACCGGTCGGGATGTAGTCCTTCGCCATGGCGACGATCACAACCGGTAGCTTCGGCGGCTGGGTAGGCGCTTGGTCTGTATCGTTGCGCTGCCACGAGGAAACCATTTCCTCGACCTGATCAATCATCCGGCCCGGGGCCCAGACGCATGACTTTGCTAGGCCGCGCACAACGAATTCATGCATCGGCTTGGTTGTCGGTACCAGCGACGAATAGAACTCGGCGATGTAGGTGCCGAAGGCTTGTTTGACCTCGATGGTCATCAGCCCCTACCGGCCTTTGAGAAGGAAGCGACGATGCGATCGTATTCGGCTGCTTGCGCCGGATCGGTCTTCGATGGCTCAATGATCCGCGGCAGAGCAGACTGTCGGAACAATGCAGAGTCGCGACGGATGCGCTCAACAGGCTCGATGCTTACCGAAAATCCAGCAGTTCCATCCAGGGTAAGAATAGGCTTCATTTTTCCGCTGGCCAGCATGGACAGCAATTGCTCGTTCTCGGCGCGCAGGTTGTCGCAGGTATCGGCCAAGGCATCGTTGAGCGCCGTCGCCGAATCGTACAGCGCCAGCATGCCGCTAACCTGCTCTTTGTAGGACGCTGAAGCCATGTCGTCGAGCGTCATGCCTTCCGTATCGTCCATGGTCAGTTCGTAGCCACGGTTACCCGAGTAGTTCGGGCTCAGCACATAGTCGAAACCGTAAAACCGGTTGTTGATTTCATCGATGGCGGAAGAGAACCCGCCGGTCTTTCCGTTGTACAGCCGAGCAGCAAGCTGCCCCGCTTCCGTGTCCAGGAATTCGACCTTGTGTTCGATGGTTCCGTCCTGGTAGGCGCGGAGATGCGTCGAAACGATTGCTGGTTCTACCTTCTGTGCCTTGCCATTGGCGATGCCACCCTCGGCGGCATTCAGGCCCCAGATGCGGCGAGGCCAGTGACCGTAGAACCCGACCAGGTCGCGTAGCTTTACCCGCTCCTGACAGGCCGGGCCGTTGATCTCGCTGCAGATGGCCTGAATGTTGAAATTCCGCTCTTTACCGGTGAAGCGCCGGCCGCGGTCCTTCAGGTTGTATTTGATGATTGGCGTTTCCATTGCGCATCTCTCCGGTGATGCGCTGATGTTATGGTCGCTCGGTTGATGCTTTCCTCGTTGTTTTCCTTGGAACCCGCCATGCGATGTCATTTCACACCAATCAACTTCATAGCCTGATAATTTCGCTGAATCGGATGAATCAATCGTTGTCCTACTACTCATGAAGACAAAAAAGCCAAAATGGTATGAGGTTGAAGAACAGAAATCGCCTCGCCACCATGAAGACAGCCAGCTTCGCGGTGAAGTGTCGGCCATGCTCGCCGAGCTCGGACCTGATCACCCTGCAGTTTCGGCATTCAATGAAGGGGCTTCGACAGTCGAGGCATGCCACCTCATTGACCTTGAGGCGAACAAAGAACTCGTGGAGAGGATCAATGCTGCCTATGTAGCCTGGGGCGATCGATTCAGGAATGGCACGCCAAAGTACTTTTCGCCATGGAAAGGCAATGACCAGTAGATGCTGGTCAAGCATCCGCGAACATATCCTCTGCCTGCTTTGCCGCATGAGCCGCCGCCGAGTCGCTGTCATTCCCGGCATAGCTGTCGCACACCATGTAGGTCGTCGCCTCGAGGAAGGCAAAGGACATGGCATCAATCAAGTCAGGCGACTTGATGCCATCGCGCCGCATGTCTTCCTTGCTCATCATTACGTAGCGCAGGCCGCCTGCCTCGCTGAAGTGGTATGGAAGCCGGCTGCCCTGTGAAATGATCTTCTCGCGCAACTTCTTGTCCAGGCCTTGAGGAAGCACCACGCGTCCCTGTCGAATCGCATCCCTGAAGCGGACCATGGCGCAGGCACGCTGGTTGTAGAAGCGGTTCTTGTATTCCTTCTTGAAGCATGGGGCGCCCCAATTCACTTTCACCACCGGCACGCCAGAGCGCTCGATCAGTTTGCATACCGTGTGACCAGCGCCACCTGAATCCACGTAGAGCGTCGCGTTAGACAGGTTGCCGACGAGATTTACCAGGTCTCCGGCAAGGTCAATCTCGTTCTTGTCGTTCGAGCAGACCGGTATCTTGATGTACTCAACGCGCCGGGCATCCTGACCATGGTCCGCATTGCCGATTATCTTGGCGACAATGGCTACTGAGTCATCACGTAGCTCACCCAATGCAACGTCGGATAGTACGACCAGGCCGAACGGTTCATCGTCATTGATGATCTTCCTCGGCTTGAACGCCTCATCCATGTCCGCCCGCGTAAGCAGCACATTGCCGCTGCTCTGTGCAAACAGGCCAAGCACCCGAATCTGGTACTCAACAGAGTTCCGCCCTCCGCTCTCGTCAGCCCGCTCTTGGAGCCATTTCAGCGTGACAAAGGGCGAGCATTCAGAATTGAATCGGAGAGCATGCCAACTCCCACCATTCGCCTTGCTGAGCGTGTGATGTGAGTCGTAAAACCGACCAGCGTTGCGCGCTCCCTGAGAAGCGATCAATGTCCGGTTTCCGGCCTGAGTCTGTGTGCCGTCGATAACGTCGTAGTGGTCATCCGACACGCCGGCCGCCTCATCGACGATGATCAACTGCCAATATCGATGCTTGCCGGCGATCGATATCGATTCTCCCCTCGGCATGGCCACCTGTTTGATGAACCACTGCTCGGCGTAGCCATTCACGACAACCTGCTTGGCCGTGATCGTGAAGAAATCATTGATCCAGGCATGCGGACCGCTGGCGATAGCTACCCTGGCATCTTTCATTTCCTTCCATACGCCGTCGGCGACCTGCTGGATGACCGGAGCGCCGATGTAGGTATTCGATCCGATCTCTACCTTGCCTTCGTAGATGGCCACTGGGTGACACAGCAGATGCCAAAGTGCGATGCGCGCGAAGGTTGCAGTCTTTCCCGTGCCGGTCCCTGACACCACTGACACCTTGGCGTTCTCCGGCGTGATCGCAAGGAACAGATCCTCTTGGTCCGCGCTGGGGCTGAAACCGGTTACCTCGACCGCAAAGCGCAACGGGTCGGCGTGATAGCGCTCAACGAAGTCCGCAAAGCGAGGATCGGCAAGGAGGTTTCTATTCTTCTTCTGCTGCGCCATGGTCAGAGCATCAGATCAACCCCAGATTGGCCGCACGCCAGATCACCAGATCGACAGTTGCAACACGATCACCACTTAACTTGGCCAGTCGACTACACAAGGCACTGACACCCTCGACACCGGCCACGCGAACCAAGTGACGGTCGGGCTTGGCGACATCGTGACCAAAGTTCTTTGCAAGGTGCCAGCAGGTGATGGAACCGATCCACGGCAGCGCCATCAGGAACAAAATCTTGTCTTCAGCAGCAAGGTACTCGGCCAGCAGCCGTTCCCGATTGGCAAAGACATGATCGATTGCCGAGGCCTTTCCCTTGTGGCCGAAAACATCGGCCGCGCTGCCGCCGGTGACCACGGCTGGATAAACCTTTCCCCAGATACGCTCGGCAACCTGATTCTTCATACCGCTGTTGAGTACAACCCATGCGAACTCACGCCAGAAGACCATCGGATCGGCAACCGTCTTGACGTTCTGGGCCCACTCGATCTCATGACCGTAGCCGAGCGCTTCGATTTCATCGCGCAAGGCACGATAGCGGTCAATGCATAGCATGGCGCCTCGCATCTGCGCATTCCTGATTGGCGGCCTCGATGGTCGTCTTCAATTCAGCTATCCACTCGCACTTGACCCTTATCAAATGCGTTCCATTGGTGATGCCGGGCTGTTCTGAATAGGTGAAGCCAGCAGCATCGATGTGCTTCTTGAAGATATGCAGTTTCCAGGCGTCAATGACCACACCGACCGTTTTCATGGCTTCCTCCCCTGCGGATAGATCCATTCAGGATCGGTGGCGAAATGGGCATGCGCCTGCCTGGCGTTGCCAGAATCGATCTGTGCCTTCAACTTCTCTGCCGCGTCGCACATCTTGTTGTAGGCCTCGACGGTACCGACCTGATTTTCCATATCGAAAATGACGCGCCGCAGCCCGTAGTCACATGGCCGCATGATTCGCTTTGGTGCCGGACGGCTTGTGCCTTCATCGGCCTTGAGTTGGTGTATTTCTGCCATGGCTACGAGACTACAACCCAGTCTTCGGCCTGCATGTCGTCGGTTTCCGGCACATACAGGGCATTCGACCATGCTCCGATGAATACACGGACCGGCTTTTCATCGTGGGTCCAAGCATGCGCCAGCCTGCACGGTTCGCGGCCCATGTCGTGGATAGGGACAGGACCGGCCTCAACGAGGCGACAATCCTGATCGCTTTGGCGCTGCACGACGGCGCCGGCCAACATGGCATTGACGGCTTCAGGCCACTTCATGCCAACTTCCTCAGCCGAGCGTTCTCCCTTGCAACGCTGTCCTTCAGCGATCGCCTTGCAGCCTTGATTCGCATGACAACATGCCTCCGATTCTGACAATCTCTCGCTGACAAGTGCAGGCAGTAGCGATAGTGGCGACCGTTGGCCATCGTCCGCTCCATGTACCAAGAAACGCTCCCGTCAGCCCGGGCTACTTTGCGATTGCGCATGATTTTTTCCCTTTCTTCTCGGCACACGTGAGACACACCGGCGATATCACCTTGACCGGTCGTTTGCGGATCATCGCTTCTGAGTGGTCAAACTCAGAGCTCAGTTCCTGCGGGTACCGCCACAGCCCACAGCGCCCACACTCGACTTGGCGAAGGCCTGCCTTGTGCTGGACCTCTGCCCACTCGTGCCACTGTAGGTAGCCTTCCGGCGCCGGGTCGCCAGGCTTGTAATCCGATTGCTCGAGGATGCAGGCGATGCTCATTTCGCGCATTCATTTTCTGATCGTGCAAGGTCGTCACACACCAGGCGAATGAAGTCCTCGAGCGTGGCGATGGTGCGCATCTCTTCACCGAGCAGCCCGGCCTGCATCGTCTTGGCTCCGAGGTTGCATTCCATCCACCACCATTCCAGCCATTCATCAATGAAATAGGCGTCTCCGAGTGCGTCCTTGTACCCGCCAATGAGCGCCCAGATCGCAGCGTTTAGACCGGACTCAGGGGCCATCATCAACGCGCTATTGAGCAAGTCAGTGATCCGTTCGATCTCGGTAACGCGCTCATGAAACTGCCGTATCGCCTTCTCAACCTTCTCCACAACTACTCTCCATTTCTTCGAACAGATCGCCCGTCATCTCGTCGGATACAGCCCTGACACGCCGTATTGCTCCAGCGAATACCGCCCGCAACCGAGCCAGTTCAGGCTGGTCAGCAATGGCACGCTCAAGGCATTCCGGTCCGATCATGACGGCGATACTCGCCTCGCTGGTCAGCACCCTGTTGCATATTCGGCAACGGGCCACGTCAAGCACCACGCCCCTTGTTCCACCAGCGGTAGAACGCTTTCGGACCTTCGTCGCAACTCCAGCAGCGGCGCTCCCGCATCAGCAATAGAAGCTGTTTGGCCTGCGGTCTGGTCATCTCGAAAGCTTCCCAGCACCAGTTTCCGAACCATGGAATTCTGCGAACAAACGGGAACCACACCCGGTGGATACGAAAGCGATTGCGCTGGTGGTCGACGGTGATGGTTACGCCTTCAACATGACGATGCTCAAGGCTCGCGTCCCATGCGGTAGAACCTATCTGATATAGCGACTCCACATTGATGCCATCGACGCGGCCGGTGAAGATTCCGTTGGCCGGGTCGTTGCATGCGAAACTGATGCGAATGCGCCTGCTCATGTGGATAGCGCCCCACTGACTGAGCGCTCTTCGATTTTCGCGATGTACCCGGCGTGCAGCGATTCGAACGCCGCTTCCCATTCCGGTCCGTGGTCGGCGTCATGCCCTGCCACGACATGCGCCAATTCGTGAGCAAGGATCTCGGCGCAATTCAGGTATGGCAGTTCAGCCGATATCACGACCTGGGGAACGCCTTCACCGAAAATGGTTACCCCGTGTCCTTCCTTCAGTTCTCCGCCGAACACGATCTGTGCCGAGTGGTCTGGGTATAGCCGGTCAAAGACCTCAATCAGGTCGTGCAACGGGTCGTGGAAGATAGTCAGCGCCATCGGTTGCCCTCATTTCTTCAATTCGATGATCGTGGCTGGCCTATGAACTGGACCAGCCCATTCAAGGCTACCGAATCCAGGCCAGTTGCTCAGGTCTTGAGACCAAATGCAGGGCGGGATGCCGGCCGCGAAGAAACTGAAGTTGATATCGACGAAGTAGCGGCGGCGTCCTTCTGACTTCTCCGAATTGATGCCGATGTTCGCCCTCGCCATGACCATTCGATTGAAGTTCCCACCTCGTACCCAGAAGAACTCTTCCGGGGAGCCGCGAAGATCATCCACGGTCGGGGCGGACTTCCTCCACTCCATGGCCATGGTCGCCTGCTCATTGGTGGATACCTCGGCATCGACTATCAAGAACGATTCGATTTCAGCGCGAGCGGCATCAATGTCGTCGACCATCTCCCACGAGCTCTCACCCTGCTCCCAATGGGTCCGGCTCATCCCGCAAACGTTGCAGATTTCCAAATCCTCGCCGGTAGGCCATCCCTTCGGGTCAAACCTGGTGTCCTTGTGTTCGCACGGTCTGATATCTGCGATCCTGGCAGGAATATCACCACCATCGACAGGCGGCATGCCTGCATCGATCAACTCACCGCGAAACACAACACGCCTAACAATCTCGCATGGAGGTTCATTGAGAATGGTTTCCGGAACCACCTTCGGAACATCAATCTGTACGAATACCAATCCGCCTGGCCTGGCGTTGATTATCGGCATGGCGGCTTACCATCCCGGAACACCTTACGCGCCATATCGACGCTTGCGAGGTATGGGCGAACATCGCGGCCAACAGTCTCGAACAGAGCGCGGAGGCCGGCTTCGTGCGGCTGCATGTAGGACTTGCCCATATTTTCGTAGAAGACCTTCAGAAAGGCATCCACTCCGTACCCGACCAGTGCATCCAGCGCTCGGCATTCAGCTTCGGTCAGCGTGGTCTTCACCTTCAGTTCGATATCGACCATCGGCTTCATGTTGGCCATTACGCGGCATCCTTTCCGAACAGGTCATTGGCTGGCGGATTAACTCCCATGAGGAAGGCAATCTTGGTCAATCCCTTCCCAGTGACCATCACCTGCTCGTAGTTCTTCACCGTCCCATCCTCTTGCGGCTTCGGATAGACCTTGTGCGTTAGGAACCCAGACTGGATTCGATCCTGGTATGCCACCCAGCCGCCTGATCCACCGACACGGCGATACGTCCAGCGGCTCTGACTCAACCATGTGAAGAGCCGGCCGGGGGCAATCTGGAGCAGTTTCGCCGCGGTCGTGATGTTCCACATACCGTCAGCCGATGCGATGGTGTCGAGAGCCAGAGCCTTGGGAGCGACGATAGCCAGTTGCGCTTCAGCCTTGGCCTTCCCTTCGGCGAGATCAGCTGCCAGTCGGAGCGCTTCGGGAAGCGACTGCGGAACAGCGATCGCCGGCGCACGGGTGACCATCGCATCGTAGGCACGAACTACCTTTACCTGGAAAGTAGCGCTGATCCACATCGCGTAGGAATAGACGAGTTCCTTGCATGCGTAGGTTCCCGGCGCAGAACCTCCGCGAACGGCCTCCGCTGGGGCAAACGCCATATCTGGCGTTAGCTCACGGACCATCTTCTGGAACATCTCGGTTCTGGTCCAGCGATTCGGGCTATCCGCATCCATACCCCCAGCGGCCCGGTGAAGTTCGTTCAGACAGAAACGCCCATGCTGATCCTGGTGAATCACGGTACCGCAAACTGTCAGTTCGTTCATGGCTACTCAGCTTTGCTGGGTTGGTCGATCAGCGCCTGAATGTCCTCGGCGCGCCAGGCCACCAGGTTCTTGGAAATCTTCACGGGCTTCGGATAGCGGCCAGACTTCACGCCGGCGAACCAGGTCGAGCGCGAGACGGGGAAAATCGCTGGCACCGGCGGTTTCGCCTTCGGGTTTCCAATGATCTGAGGGAGCCGCAGAAGCTGCCCGGCGGACGGGCTGGCAGTGTTCGCTTCCGACATGCTTCAATCTCCTTCTAATTCGGGTGGATTGATTAAACCGCGCTTGGACTTCCTCAATTCCTACCGTTTTCCGGATTTGGCATTGAAGCCACTCCCTGATCGCGCCAAACCCAAATCCACTTTCTTCGACCGCGCCGGCCAGATCGCTTGTCTGTTCCGCTGCTGGAAAATGCTTCCCGAGACCACCCATCGAACCGATACGTGTTTCCGTTGTGCAGGTCAGCATCCTGATAGCTGATCGCAAATTCGTAACCCATCTGCGGGAAGACGAATTCACGCCACAGACGGAGCACGACCCTGCAGAGTCCTGATCGCTCAGCACAGAGGCGCGATAGTTCGCAACCATTCGCCCGTGTGATGTGACCGAGGCCGCCGCCGACTCGCTCGCGGATTAGCGTCGACATCATGGCTACGCCCACCGGCCGGCCGTCGTGGCATAGGGCGTAATGCACGCCAGCCTCATTTCCACGCAGGAGCGGGCCCATCTTGTGGCCCCATCGGAGGAGGCAGTCATTGGCCTGGACAAGGCTTATTTCTTCGAAGGTGACGAGTGGAATCAGCATGGTTGAAACTCATCATCGTCGTCATCGTCATCGCGCGGGATCGGTTCGACATCAACCACATCAGTCAGGCCGCGCTCTGCCAGAACCGTGGCCTGCCGCGCCCGGGACTTCGCCATCTTCTCCTCGTAGAGTTTGGCTAGCTCATCGCCCGCCGGCAGGTTGATGTTGACCTCCATCTCCTTGTCCTTGAACAGCCCATGGACGCGCGCAAGGTTCTCCCGAGCCTTCTCCTGGCTGTTGGTCAGTATCTCGATACCTTCCCGACCTTCCTTGACGCCCGCAAACATGGCCAGCGCCGCCGGCGACAGCTTCCGGGTGTCCTGAATGAAGGTCTCGCCCACGCCTTCGCCAAAGCAGTCCGGGCATTCATTGTTGGGGTCTTTACGCTTGTCGAACCAGTCGCCATCGATGCCTTCGAACTCGCCGATGTCGCTTTTGCCTGACGACTTTGCCAAGAGCTCGGCGCGCTTCTCTTCGTGACCGATCTTGGCTTTCTTGAACTCGGCCGGCGTGTATTGGTACCGGAAGTCCTTACCCCAGCAATGGCGGCAGCAGGTTCTCCGGTACTGGCTCAACTCGTTCGGGTTGGCCGTGGCGATAGCTTCCCACGTCTGGACAACTGCATCGCCGTCAATGCCAAGGCGTTCTAAGCGATCAGCCATCAGCTCATCAATGGCAGCCCGAATTTCTGGTTTTTGAAGGAGGTCCCACGCTTGCGCGCCAGCAGAACGTTCTGAATAGCCCGCGCGGATGGCGGCCCGGGTACCATTCCAATCTATCGTGTATTCCCTCACAAAAAGCTGTTGCATATCAGTGAGTTGATCGAATGCGCCAAGCTTGGCGACTGGATCACTGGGAATGGTTTTCGTGGGAATCATGGTTTCGCGATGGTTTTCGGAAACCTTGGAAACCTTCGATGGTTTTGAAACCTTGTTTGTCGATACCTTGGCATGTGCCGAAGAATCAACAGCCGTAGGGCTCTTCGTCCATCCCTCGCTCAATGCTTTCTTCCGCACTGCGGGTGCAGACACAGGCAGGTCAAGCTCTTCCACCAACCACGAATAGCCATCGCGCGTGTCGCCTTCCCACTTCTTGCGGACCTTGCCCCATTGCTGGGGAGAGAGTTTCGGTTTTGCCGCCATGGGTCAGAAGGCCAGGTCGAGTTGTTTGGTATCGCCCGAGCTCGCCGCACGCAACGTCCCACGCACACGATTGACCTGTGCTCGTGCGCGCCTCGCAAGCTCACCAGCCCGGTTGATCGCAGCCTCAAGCTTGGCGCCGCCGATCAGGTCCTCGTAACATGGGTTCATGTCCCGGAAGCGGTCCATCGCAGCGTTCGCCTCTTCCATGCTGTTCAGCACTTCAATGGTCGCCGTCTCGGACGTGTCGATCATCGTTTGCAGGCGCACGAGGTGATTGATCTGCGCTGCGGTCGTTTTCTCCATGGCATCGCGCAACCAGGTGCCGATTTCGCGCTCACGTGCAAGGCGAGGATCCCGTTCCCAATCATCCGCCACGCCGAAGAGGAAATCGATCGACACTTGGTAGAGCTTCGCGGCGCGCATGATCGTCAGCAGCGGAACGGAATCGGTATCGGAAGCCCCTTCGATCTTGGCCAGCTTCGATGAATTGGAGTATCCGAGCTTGATGGCAGCCTGCTGTTGGCTCAGGCCGGACATATCACGCGCTTCGCGCATCCGGGAGCCGACGACCTTAACCAGAGCCCTCTGCTCCTGCTTGCTGTCGCGAACAGTCAGGCGGCTGTTTGCTGCCTTGGTTGCCCTGGCCTTCTTCGTCCTGTCTTCAGCGCTGATTGTCATTTATACCCCCTGGTCACTCGAGTCTCCATTCCAGCTACTTTCCTCATCCAGCAAGCTTCAGCCACCCCTGGCGAAGCCAATGGCGGACCGTCCGAATAGCGCCGCGGCGCCAGTACCAAACCTTTTCTTCCCGGGACAGGTTCGCCCGGTCATCAAGTTCCATGTGGCAGTTGTGGCAACCGGCCGCAACGATGTCGTCTGCCTTGATGCCAATTCCTATCCCCTCTTCCTGCCAGTTCGAGTGACATGGCTCCAGGCCGTCCATGGAATACCCGATGCAGCCCGGAATCTGCAGGGTGCATTCGTTCATCCGGTGACACAGGTCCAGGATCTTGCGGTTGCGGAATGCCTTGTTCTTCTCGATCGCCATGGTCAGAAATTCCTGATGTTCTGATTTCGACCGGTGCGGCGAAACGCCTCTTCTCGCTTCAAGAAAGCGAGGTGCCGGCAGTGCTCGCAGCGGTCCTGTGTGTTCTCCGGGTTCTTGATCGCTTTGGCGGTACGGGTCGAATACCGACCACATGAGCAGCGAACAACCCAATGGCGTGCGTAGTCAGCGCTGATCCCCAGCACTACGAATCGGCCGAACGTCATTCCAGCCAGATTGATGAATCCGGACGCGTTGCGCTCGACCGACTGAATTTCCCGGATGGCCAACGGCGTGTCGCTATCACGTGTCTGAACGTGCTTGGCCGGCTCATAGTGGAATCCGCGAGCGGTGACCTGGGCCGCTACCCGATCAACCGGGCGGCGGGCATGAAAGTCGTCTGGAATGCCGGCAGCTTTATTCATCGCACATGCCTCCACACGATGTAGGCTGCTCCGATAGCTTCCCAGACTGAGAAGAACGTCATGCTGCGCTGTTGCACCGCTGACTCAACCGGAATGGCTATCAGATCGATGCCGAGCGAGAGCAGCGCATAGGCCGATGCGGTCTGCACCGATGACATGCTCGTTACCAGGAATAGCAGCGCCATATGCACGATAAAAGCCATCGGGTTTTCGAAGCGCAGGACCGACGCGATAGCCGACAGCGCAAACACACTGATCATCAGTCCGATGCTACGGGTCGGAAGTCCCGTCATTGGGTGCCGGATCGTGATCAACAGCCAGATGTGGTGAGCGAGGCAGATGATCATGCTTCCTCAACGAATGAATCGGCCATCTCTTGCACGGCCTCGGCAGTCATTTCCGGCCAGTACGTGGCCGCGATGTGTCGGCAGAACGCCTTGCACACCTCGAAAAATTGCCCCTGATCCATGTTCTCGAATGCCAGCGAACGCGGTACCCGATGGATCAGTTCGCCGTGCCCGGGCATGATGATCTTCGTCTCGTCACACTCGATGTTCCCGTCCAGTTGCAACGTCTTGAGCACCTGGTGAGCGTCCTGGCCTGCAAAGGACTCGATGTTCCGGCTGCACAGCGTGCCGATGCGGTGAGCAAGTCTCCAGAACCCCGGGCTGCGGGGCTTGGTAATCTCCACAGCCACCAGATCATCCACACGGTATCCACGCTCACGAATGCGCGTCACGGTGTAGCTGTCGGCCGGCACAAGCGCGCCTTTCACGAAGCGGAACATCAGCCGCTCCCGGCGCTGCTTGGGTGGTTGTGCAGTCTGGGGCACTGGCGGTTACCGGAAAGCCTTGGGAAAGCGCTTTTTGATGTCGGCCATACCGCGATTCATGAACTCTGCACGCTCATCGCAACCGACTGGGAATGCCGAATTGACGGGGAATTTCGCGTAAGCGTCGTCGTGAAGCTTCTGGATTGACTTCCTGGCTTCTGCCATTTGGCTTTGTGCGGTATTGCTCATGTCGGTATTGCTCCTTTTCGATTGGGTTACAGCAGCGATGCCTGCTGTGCGTTTTCTTGTTTGGCGTGCCAGGCAGCCGAAGCCATCGATTTCAGGCGCTCAACGGCCTCGCTGCCGCGTTTTTCGAGAACCATTCCGTAGAATTCAGCACGTTCCTCGTGGGGCATACTGTCTACCTGACGCGCTTCGCACTCGGCCATGAACCGAGGTGTCCAGGTGCAGTTCGGGCGGGAACACGGGTTCTTTCCGCACATGCTCACACCACGTCCTTACGATTGCTCTGTGCGGACGCGACAGCCTCTGCCGCGGCCAATTTTCTGGCCTGAAAATCAGCGCGCATTCGCTCCTGTTCATCCCGGCGGCGCCGATCAGACTCGCTCCGCGCCCTGGCAAGGTTGTCCCGGATTTCACGGCAACGCCGGCTGATCTCTTCCGATTCTTTGCCGTCCATGGCGTCACGGTGTTCCATCGGAGCGCCGAGCAGCAGGCTGACAACAAGTCCGCTTCCGCTTGGCGCCGGCAACAGCCCAGCAACTGCGTTTTCGGTCAGCATGCCGGTCTCTACCGCACGGGTCAGGACAGCACGCCGCTGCGCCGTGTCCCATCCGAGCGAGGCAGACCACTGGGCTGGTCTGCGCTGCAAACGCGCGTCGCTCACCAAGCGTTCATAGGCATTGCGAAACGCCATGCGGGCGCCGACCTTGTCGCCTGCTTCCAGTACGGATCGTGCGATGGCGAACGCTTCCTGCATCTCGCTTGACCAGACCACCGTAGCGGACTCGTCCTGAGCATCAAGCGCCCGAGCCCATGCCTCATCGGCACTGGGCCGGCCATCGGACACTCGCTCGAGCACTGCGCCGAGGGTGAATCCGCCAGGGCGAAGCTCGCGCCGGCAGCGTTGCAACGCCACGATTACCGCCTGGACGTTGCAGGTCATCAACTCTTCAGCCATGGTCGCTTGAGCTATGGCCGATAGCTGCGTGTTGGTCAATTCTGCCGTGACGGCTATCGCATCGAGCAGGTTATCGATGCTCATGCCAGTAGTCCCTTCGCCTGCAAAATCGCCTTGGCTTCTTGGCTTGCCGCAAGGTTCGTCGCAGTGCGATCTGCCTGCTGGGCTGCCGTTGCAGTCATGCGGTGACCGGTTGCCCACTGTGTGCGCAACTTCTCGGCATCGGCCAACAGTGATCCAACATCGTGCATTTTTCGAACGTAGTAGGAGTCATCGGCGTTATGCACGAACCAGGCGGCCACCAACGGAGCATCGGCAAATCCGATTCGCTGGACGAACTGCTTCACGTTGCTGCTGACCTTGGCATTGCGGACAGGCTCGGTACCGTACCGATTGAAGTAGGCCGTACCGTAGGCGATCCACGTGGCCTTGCAGGCAGCCTGCAGTTCCGTGTCCTTGGCATCCCCTTCAGGCCTTTTTGGACCGGCCGCCCTGGCGGCTGGAGAGCCTTTCTGTTCTTCGCTCCCGGGAGGCTGTTGGTCAGCGGCATCCGGCGGAACCGAACTGTCTACTGTTCCCTGTCCCTGTCCCTGTCCCTGTCCCTGTCCCTGTCCCTGTCCCTGTCCCTTAAGAGGGTTTTCCGCTGGAATTCCTGCGGAAAGATCAGCATGTTCCGGTGGAATTCCAACTACTGATCCGTTGGAATTCCGGCTTGGTTTTGGCGGAAGCGGCAGAGGATCGTGACCATCTTTCTCGCGTTTTGCGTTCTCTTTCCGCACGCGATCACACTCACGACGCCACCGGTATTCCTGCTTTTCAGTCCATGATTCAATGGCTTTCTCGGCAACCACAGGATGGTACAAACGCCCATCGCTACAACGAACCCAGCCGTACAGAGACCCTTGGCGAACCTTCTTCCACTCTTTCACCACGCGGCCGAACCCAGCCAGCTGAGCGAGCTCGATATCGTCATCGGGAAGGCTTGCTGCCGGAACCTGATGCCACGCAGCACACCACAGAAGAACGGCGGCTCTGAACTCTTCACCATCAGAACTTGCAGCAAGTCGGCTATCGCGCAAACGACGCACGTCGAGAGGCATGAAAGCAAAATCGGTCAGATCAACATCTGCTGATACCAACGGTTCCGGTAAAACTTCTTGGTTGCTCATTTTTTCTGCCGAATTTCGATGATATGGATTCCGTGGACCGTGGCCATGAGGTGGCGCTTGATCCGGAAGCCTTCCGTTACCTTCTCGGCTCCCTTCACGTCTTCGACGATCTGTTTCCCATCCTGGCGATAAACGAAATCAGCGAGGTAGCGCAGCGGAGGCGACATCCGATGCCTGCCATGAAGATGGACGGCCGGTGCCAATTCGAACGACACCTGACACTGGAGATCGGTGATAACGCCACACTGCTGGAGCAATCGCAGCTGGTTGTAGCGCTTGGCTTCGACCTTGCTATCGAAGTTGATGTTGTCGATTCGCACCCTGACGTTGCCGTGTTTGCTGCGGCGCTTCACGGTACCGCCGTGAGCAGTTGTCACGATAGTGTTTGCGTTTCGTCCTTCGGGCTTCTGCAGGCGTGCTTGCATGGCTTCCAGATCGCGTTCTGATAGGCGACGTGTCACGCGGCTATCTCTCCACCAACATGGACAAAAGGAGCAGGTTCAAGGCCTTTTTCGAAGGCTTCCTTGATGCGCTTCAGATGCAGTCGAAGTGACTTGATTTCCTCATTCTCATTGAGTCGATCAGCCAAACGACTGGCGCGCCCAATGATCTGATAAACCGCTGCGTCTGCCGGCAATCCAAGGGCAACAGCCAATTCAGCCCTGCATTCGGTGATACGCGATGTGTCTCGCTCAATATCCAGCGACAAACTACGAGCGGCCTCTTCGCGTTCTTTGCGAATCGATGCCGCTTGCGTCTCGAGGCGTGTCTTTTCAATGACCAGCCTGGCTATTGCTTGGTCACGATCTGCCAACGCATTGGCCAGTTCACTACCGTAGCGCTTCATGATTGCCTTGTTGGCACGGTATTCATGATTCAGGTTGCGCGGTTCGTGGCAGCGATTGTTGATATCAACCTGACGCCATATCCCGCCCATGATCAGTTTTAGCCAAACATCCCGACTCAACGTTTCGATGTGCTTCAAGGTTGGCGCCTTCAAGGTTCTCCAGCCATCTTCATTGCGCACCATCAACCCGCATCCGACAGGAACATCGGCCTTGGTGATCAGTCCGGCCGGTACCGCGAAGGTGACGCCGGCGGCGTACTGCAGATAGCTATTCCACTTACCTGAGGTGATGTCGCGGCGGAAGTCGGCGACGCTGATCTTGATCTCATAGGCGAGTGGGACGAACTTGGTGAAGCTCTTCGGTATCGTATAGATGTCCGGCCGCGGCGAGCCGGCCGGACCAAGTTGCATGTCTTCCCAGACAACGCGCTCACGGGTGGCGCGAAGGTGGGCGGCCAGGTCGGCGAGAAGTTCGTTGTGCGTCATCGGTCACCCACACAATCCATATGATGAAGCGCACATATCTGGCTCGATAAAATCCGCAAGGAACGTCATCTGCCGGCCACCGCGGCCAGTGTTTGCCCACTCGATCACGGCTTCGACGCACTCGGCTTGATAAATCGTCCGAAGGTCGTCGTTGTCGCGGTGGAGTTCCTTGTTGAAGAAGGTGGAGAAGCCGCGCTTGGCAGCTTGTGAAACCAGCTCCTCCCAGCGGGCTTTCTCTTCGAGGTGGCCAGAGAAGCGGACCGAAATCTGAACAATCTCGTCCTTGCCGACGTTGATGCACGGCATACAGCCGACGCGGCCCATGCCCTGCTTATAAAGAGGGTTCGGCTGCAGGCCATTTCGCCCGCAGTACTCGAAGACCTGCATGGCGGTCCATTCAACCAGAGGCCGGAAGGCGTAGAGATTCGGGCCGATGCGCTCGATCTTCTTGGCGTGCTTGCGGTTCTGGCTCTCGTCGCGGCGCACACCCTGCCAGCTGATCACCTTGTGGCCCTGGTCAAGCAGGTTGATCTGGAAGGCCACGGCCATGTTCCGCTTCAGTTCCTCGGTGTAGAACTGTGCCTTACGGCTAGGGAAACGCCCCTTCCAAAGGCAGAGGTCCAGGAACGGGTTTCCGGTCGGGTGGAGGATGGCCAGTGCCCGGCGCTTTGCCTTGTTGGTCCAGCGCACGCGACGGCCGCCGCCGATCTTCTTGGTTTTCTGGGTCAGCGCGCAATATGGATTGTCGTCCTTCTTTTTCAGAGTGAAGCGGAGGCGCCCATGGCCATCACGCGCCCATACCGGGTTTCCTTGATCGTCAAAAATGTCGACTTCGTCATACTTGCGACCGATCCGCTGGTCGTTGGCGATGAACCGGCGCTTGGCGGCAATCTGCTCAGAGAAGTCGGCCTTCAGGCGAACGATGGTGATGTCTAGGGCCTGCTCCATGTAGGCCAGGTACTTGTAGACCTCGGCGTGCTCGTTGCCGGTGTCGCAGAAGATCGGGATCACCGAGTCACGCGGGCAGCGCTCCAGCGCGAGCAGTAGAGTGGCTGCGCTGTCCTTACCGCCAGATACCGAAACTACGTGGTGAATCACGGCACTCTCCTATGCAGCATGTTGAACGCACGGCGCAAAACATATGACCTGGCAATGCTGACTACCATGAATATCAGGCCGATTTTGATGTTCTCCCAAAAGGTGAAGGTCGCGCCGTAGAACGGATAGACGACAAGTTGCACGGCCAGATTGATGAAGTAGCCGATGATCGTGTTTGCCCACGCTTCGATTAGTGACTGGAACCGGCTCTGCATTACATCGACTCCTTACCACCAATCGCCGCCCATATCCCAACCAACCCGATCACTACGAACGGCGACACGCAGAACGCAGACAAGATGATTTCGTCAATCTCGCCACTCATGCCGCCTCCGGCATGTCGAAGGTATCGAACAGGCTGGGCATGCTCATCTCGCGCTCGGCAGCCTGCAGGTAATGCACGCCATCCATGAAGTAGCGCGTCGAAAGCTCGGTGGCGATGCCCTTGCGGCCCTTCAGGATGGCGCGGTACGGAACGCTCATGATTCCTCCGAAAGGATCGAACACCGTCTCGCCCTTCATGGAAAACTGTTCGATCACACGGTCGACGATATCGAACTGAAGAGGGCACAGATGCTGTTCTTGCCCCTTCTGCGCCTGAATCATGTTCAGGGTCCGCATGCGGGCAATGTCTGTCCAGACATCATCCATCCAGGAAGGCGGCTGCAGGAGCATGAACGACGAAGGCAACCGGCCGAAGGCATCGATCGTCTCGCCGATGCGGACATGCTGTTCGAAGTCGTAGATGTTCGCCAGGTGGAAATCCCGGAACCAGCGGAAAATGATGTCGTGGTCCAGGGTCTCCAGTTCTTCCGGCGTCAGCATGCGATTTCCATTGGAACGCATGAGGGCATGGGCATCGACCTGCCAGCGAGCTCGGCTGTATCCGGTGCCGGGAATCTCCTTGCCGTTACGCACCCACGGAATGACGTTGCCAGTGGCGTCCTCGCAGTTCGGCTTGGCCTTGGTCACCGGCTCATCGGCGTAGGAATTGCTGGTGTCGGTCGGCGGCTTGCGGAACAGCAACAGGTACTCCGGCATGCCGCACCCCATCTTGGTACCGTCTTTGCACTGCTCAGACCAACCGAGTCGATAGGTCTGATTGTTCTCGCGCACGACATCGGTCACGATGGTCTTCATGCCCATATAGCCGAAGCCGTGCTTTGTGTAGTGCTCGATGCACGTGGCGTGGAACGGATAGACAGTCTGGAAGCCGAGGCCTGTCATGCCGCCAGGAACGATCCGGTCCTTGACGTGGATGGCCGCAATGCGACCAGGCTTCAGGACGCGTAGGAGGTTCGGCGTCAGGAAGTCCATCTGTTCGAAAAAATGGGCGTTGTTGTCGGAGTGGCCGAAGTCAGAGTAGTTCGGCGAGTACTCGTATTGGGTTGAAAACGGGATGCTGGTGATGATCAGATCGATGCTGTTTTCGTCCATCGCTGCCGCCTCGAGCACGCAATCGTTGTTGATCGCGCGGAAATTCCTGCCGGTAACTTCGATGCGCTCGACACCCATGGAGCGCTTGAGCGTTTCAGCCATGGCTGCCGTCGAGAGGCCGTATTCCTTGATGATTTCAGTCATTCTTGCCACCTGTTCGTTGTGTTGCTGCCATTTCTGCTCGAGGATTCGGCGCACTTCGCGCTCCTGTTCGGTGTAGATCAGGTCGATGCGGACCTTCTTCTCTTGAAGAAAGCGATGTAGCCGGTGAATGGCTTGAATGAAATCGGAGAACTTGAAGCCGATGCCGAGAAAAATGGCCCAGGCACAGTGCCGCTGGAAGTTGCAACCAGAGCCGAGCATCACTGGCTTGCCGGCCAGTTCTCTAAACTTCCCCTCCGAGAAACCGATGATCCGCTCGGCCTTGACATCGTCTTCCTGGCCGCCAAACACGCTGACCACATCGGGAATCGCCTTCTCAATCGCATGGCGTTCTGCCTCAAGGTCATGCCAGATGATCCGATGAGCATCCGGGTCGCCCTGGCGAAGCTCCATCATCTTGGCGATGCGTTCCGGCAAGCTCTCACGCTTCTCGCGTGCAGAATCGACCACGCCGATAGCCTGCTGCTTGATCAGCTGGCCCTGGCCACGGAAGTCGAATCCTGCCTCCGAGTGATCGGCCGGGATCTCGTGCCAGTTGATCTCCATCTCCGGCAGTGCATAGCCTTCGTCAGAGAAACCAAGGTCGGAAGGTTTCTGAACGAAGATGCCCCAGGACGCTACCCACAGCCAGAACTCTCGCTCCTTGTGCGGATGCAGGGTCAGCTGGTCGGCCTTCTCAGCATTGCGCTTGAAGAAACGGGTCTTCCCAGCGCCGACATCCATCACGCCGAGGAATGCCGAGTATGCGAGCAGTTCGATGTACTCATTCGGGCTGGGCGTCGCGGTCGCAACGAAACGGTACTTGACCCCTTCGCTCAACACTCGGTCATTCATGGTCTTGCGGTCGCCGGCGAAGGTGGCCATGAACTCACGGAATGTCTTCGTTCCACCGAAGCCGCGCAGGATGGCCGCTTCGTCAAGACTCGCCACAATGAAATGCCGCGGGTCCAGTTTCCCATCGCGGACCGTTTCATAGTTGGTCAGGTAGATACCAGGGCCATCGCACTCTTCAATCCGCCGGATGAACTTCACCTGAATGCCGAGCATGGCCGCATCGCGCATGAATTCCTGACGGACGCCCAGCGGGATGACGATCAGGCCCATGCCTTCAATGCCGAAATTCCGGAGCGCCAACTGCAGGATGAGGCGGACCACTTCCAGCTGGATGATGCTCTTACCGAGGCCGAATGCGGCGAAGCACGCCGCCCGCCCCATGAGTACCATCCAGCGGACGATTGCGCGCTGATGCGGCTTCAGAATCGGATTGATCTCGGACTCGTCGATGTCGAAGCCGAGCGAGTCGGCCATGACGACCTTGGCGCGGAGGAAGGCTTGATAGCGTTCGATCAGGTCACCAGACATCATGCCACCTTCCGTACAGCCATCCACGGTGCGTTCAATTCGAGAGTTCCTTGCACCATCACCGGATTGACGCTGTTTCCGCACATGCGGACCTGGGCCGAGGTAGAGAACTTGCGCCCGTCGTGACCGCGATCAATGATGTAGTCGGCCGGAAAATCCTGACCGTTGAACAGTTCCCGCGGCTTGAGCATGCGCAACCTGATGTCGACGATCACGTAGGGAGTGCCATGGATGAGGACGGTCACCAAGGCGAGACGATCCTTCGTCGTGATCGTGTTGAGTGGCCTGTCCAGTTCGCTCCACTGGCCACCCTCGCTGTAGTACTCCATCAGGAAGGCCGCGACGCGCAAGGCACCCTCCTCGTCTTCCTTCGATAGCTGGCACTCCACCAGCCCAAGGCGGTTTTCCGTCGTAATGGTTGCCAGCGGGTCGGAAGCATCTCGGCAGCGGCTTGAATCGTCGGTGTAATAACTCGAGAGAAATGCCGAAACCATGCCGTGATGCTCACCGCCGGCAGAAATCGTACGGATCGGCTCTTCGATGTCACGCCCATCACAGTTCTGGCGAAGGTGAGCCAGGTGTGCAGTCACCAACTGCTGCTGGCTGCCGCTATTCGTGATGGTGGTCATCGGATCAGAAAGTTCGCGGCCTACCGTCGTGTTGAATCCGTCGTTCGCCTGCATCATGTAGGCCGTGACGACAGCGGTATCTGCCTTGGCGGTCACCGTATTCATCGGATCACCGGCTGTTTTCGGCTCACTCTGCCCGGCTCGGCCCCCAACGCCGGCCAGGATCGCAGACGCTACAGCGTGACCTCCGCCGCTGGCTACAACGGTACCGAGCGGATGCTGAACATCCTTTACGCCGTGGCTTCTGCGCTTGGTATCGCCTTTCCCTTCTCCATGCCCAGCATGAACCATGACTGCTGCTGCAAGAGCCTGCTTGCATCCCTGTGCCACGACAGTGCCCATGGGAGCCTCGATATCTAGTGCGCGCGGCGCCTTCCCTTCGCGCTCGCCATAGCCAGTCTGCACAAGGGTTGCGGCGGCCAACATCGTCTCGCCGCGGTGGGCTGCCGTGATGGTCCGCATCGGGTCTTCAACGGAATGGACACGATCAGCGCCTTGATGCGTCACCGGGACCAAGACGGGTGAAGCGATACCCAATGCATGCGGGGCGCCGGCTGGCCGAGCGCTGCCAGCCCCCGAGGTGATCGTCGGCAACGGCTCATCCACACCATGCCCGATGCTATCGCCGCGGAACTTGGCGAGAACCGGTGTCGCGATGGCAAGGCCTCCTGTCGTTGTAATCGTGTTCAGGGGAGCCTCAACAGAATGAACTCCGTTCCTGAGTGCCGCACTGGTCTGATCGCAACGAACTATGGTTGGAGTCGCGAGCGCAAATTCACCGCCCTTGGTCGCTGCCGTGACGGTGCGAAGCGGATCGGTGATCGCATGCGCCGTGTCGGTTCCGTTGTAGTGCGCAATCGGCACGATGAACGGATTGCCGTTATCCAGCACGTAGCGTTTGATGCCCTTGGCGATGCGACGCATGGTGGCCGGCGCCAGCGGCTTTGTCCGGGTGAAGATCGACTTACCGATATCGGAGAAATCGATGCACTCTGCAGCTGCCTTCCACTTCTTCTGCTTCCCTTGCGGATTCTTGAAGAACTCCTTTTCCTGGAATAGGATCGGCTGACCATCACGGCGGGCAATCATGAACAGACGCTCGCGAGTAGTATGTCCGCCCATTTCAGAGGCGACGATGATTCGCCAATCAACCATATAGCCCAGTGATTCGAGCGTAGCGACGAACTTCCGCCAGGTTTGACCTTCACGCTTCGGGTCCGGAATGAGGTACTGGTTTTGCACCGGAACGCGCTCGCCGGGATTTGCAACGCGATTGATCTTCTTTCCCGTCGTCGGGCAAGGCATCACATCAAGCGTGACAACGCGACCAGTGGCCTTATCCCGCTTGGCGATCAGCGGGCCCCATTTCAGCATCTGCTTCACGTTTTCCATGCTGATAACGTCGGGCAGCACCTGACCGGCCCAGCGTGGCAGTACCCATCCCAGCCCACGGATTTTCTTCGAGCGAGGCTGACCGCCTGCGGCTTGGCTGTGATGCGTGCAATCTGGGGAACCATGCAACCAACCTACCGGCCTACCTTGGGTCGCTCCGCGCGGATCCACTTCGAAAACATCGGCGATGAAGTGCCGCGTCAGCGGGTGGTTCATCCGGTGCATCGACAGCGCATCGTCGTTGTGATTGATGGCGATGTCCGGGCTCCGCCCAAACGCACGCTCAAAGGCGACGGACATTCCACCGCCACCAGCAAACAGATCGACGATCAGCTTTTCATGAACGTCGAGAATGAGTTGCTTGCCCATGCTATAGTTGCTCCCGCTTTCAGCACGCCGCCCGGACCCGGCAAGGTCACCAACGGGCGGCATTTTCATTTCCGCTTGGCTCGGATGACGCCTAACCCTGTGGGTAGTCACTTACCCCAAGCGCTAGGTCTGTGATAACGATCATTGCCGTTACAAGAAGAGCCATCAGGAAATCCGTGATGACTTTCACGTTCTTCACCCGCGAACTGCCTTCAGCACCTGGCCAGCTGCTTGCATGAGTGACAGCAAAAGAGGCTCAAGCATCTGGCGCTCTGCAGCATTGAAATGGAAGTCCTTCGCCGCCTCGGTGCCCTTGCCGAACAACTCCGATGCAGTGCTGATCAGCGACAGGAAAAGGCGGACAGCCTCGGCAGGCGACTGATCTTCAAGCGCCATGTCCAGCGGAATCTGGTCGACGAGTTGTGCCAGAGCAAACATGGCGCGCTTGGCCTGGGCCAGAGTAATGATTTCCAGGATGGCGGCGAACGACGGCGGCGGCGCGTCGTGATCCGGGTTGATTCCATTCGACAACGTGTTGCCATTCATCCCCATTGCATCGGCCAGGGCACGAATGCCGCCAGGGAATTCCTTGGCATCTGCCTGGAGCGCGAGGAACAGCGCGCGATGAATCTCCTTGGTCGGTTTGTTGTGTCTCATGGCGAATCTCCCTTTTTGTTCGTCTAAATATTCATTTGGTATCGTGGAAAATGATCCACATGGACTTCAACTACTTAACCAACTATCAAGTAACCATCGCCCTGAAAAAAGGCGCCCCGGAGCGAAATGCTCTGCGGGGCGCTAGGAGGGAGACAGAGAAAATCATGGTGCTTAGGCCGCTTTTTTGTCGCAGCTTTGGTCAGAACTCTCTTCGCCCGCAGAAGATGAACTTGATGCTCTATTTTTCTCGAGCAGTCCGAAAATGGCAGTTCCGCGATCGAACGAGGTCGTCTTGTGTTTTCCTGTTCGCAACCGATAAACGATGCTCTGAGCGGCTTTGATTTCTTTACCGATTTCGGTATCGCTCATGCCTCTATCTACAAGTTCCTGGAGGGCAGTTTGAATATCCATACGCCTAGTTTGATACGTTCGCGTAGCACTGTCAATACGTTCGCGTGTTTGCCCTCGCCTATACGTTTGCGTATTGTTGGTGAGATGAGCTATATGCGACAGGTCCTTGCCGCCTTCATGGCATACCGAGACGAGAACGCCTACGACCTTGAGGATCGATCAACCGTCCCCCAGGCAACGATCAATCGCTACCTGACTGGGAAGCACAAAAATCTATCAGTCGATAATGCTAAGAAGATCGCCAGTGCATACGGCCTGTCGGTGAGCCAGTTTCGAGGTGATGTTCCCCTGTCTCGGGAACAGCAGATTCAGCTGCTGAACGGAAGCAAAAAGCAACGCCACCATCTGATGGTCAAACACCATGTCCTTGATCCACTGCAAATCAAGAAAGGCAATCCATCGGTCACTGATGAATTGATTGAACTACACGCGTTCATTGAAGAATTTGGACATGTACTGGAGCGCGATTCGGCGACAGTTTCCAATATGGAAAAGACTGAAACAACGTCCTCACACGATTCGGACGATTCAGCCCCATTGGCAGTAGTCAATCAACTATCCGCAGACGAAGAAATGATCCTGAATTTCTTCAAGCGTTCAGGTCAAGAAGTAAAGGATGCAATGCTTCGTATGGCTGGTCAGCAAAGCGTCATAAGTTCTACTACCGATACGCATAAATATGCGAGGAAGCGCTATCCATTGCCTGACATGTCAACTGGCAGAAGGAATAAAACCAAGGTACGCTGACCGGCTTTTTGGCCAATGAACAAACGACCACCGTACTCCATTGAAGGAACTCTTAACCTCGCTGTAGTAAGCGAACTTGAAGACCTGCTTGACCAGGCTCGCCGAGGGCAACTTTATGGTCTAGCCTATGTTTCTGTTGGACGCAATAATCAAATCGATGCCGGGTCTGCTGGAAATCTTGGGCGTGATCACATCAAGGCCGTTGGTGCGCTGCACTTGGCTGTTTCGCTGGCTGAAACGGCAGCCTATGAATGTTAAAATTGCTGCGGGATGAGTCAGCCGGCGCATAGAACGCCGACCGCCCACCCCGCAGCAATGCGGTCACGTGACTGGGCTGTGCCCTGTTATTTGCGCCCGGTGCCAGCCGGGCGTTTTGTTCACTGCCGGGGAATATCTGCATAGCATTTTGCACCACTGTTAAACAATGCGCAACAAACAAACGGAAAACTGGTTTCCCTCAGTATTTGACTGCCAACATGCGTATTTGATTACACACAATTAAAATACATGTCATAAAGCGATACAAAATATCAACATTTGGCGATATATAAATGCGACTCTTATTTATTCTGGCAATTTTTCTGACTCCAGCTATCGGAATAGCTGAAAAGTCATCGGCCGCTCTACTCTCTAGAGATGAAATGTCGCAGATCGCTGGAACCATGTTTGAAAGCTATCGATACGGTCGCGTTAATCAAATGGCCAGGGATGAAAACGACTGCTGGGAAGATTCAACGCGTCTCAATAAAATTGATTCGGCAATCATCGCTGGTTGCGCTACTGCAGCTATCGCCGGCGGACTGATCGAAGCCTCGTACGCAAGATCCCAGCGACGTAGCCCACATCCGAAATACACGGGTGATGCGATCCGGGATAGGATCATGGTAAGGTCCCGGCTGAGCAGCACTGAAACGCAGAACATTCTGGACATAACTGTGCGACCAAACATTGATGCCATCATCAGCGGGCTATCTGGCGCCGGGATGCGCTAG